TTGTGCCTGAGTTTGTGTTAAGGATTAAATCCCCAGTGCCATTAGTAGTAAGAGTAAAATCAGCATTTGAATCACCAGCCACAACACTGTCAGCTTGTAGATTGACATTACCCGTGCCATTCGGAGCAATAGAGATGTCATTGTTCGCAGCATCTGTAATCGTAATTGTTCCACTGTCTGTTCCTCCATTCGTTGAAAGAACTAAATCTCCTGTACCGTTTGAAGTAACGGTTGCTGTTGCGTTAGAATCACCAACAACTAACGTATCTGCAACAACATTAACATTTCCTGTACCGTTCGGTGTTAAAGTTATGTCATTATTAGCTGCGTCAGCTATAACAATCGTACCTGAGTTTGAGCCACTGTTTGTACTAAGAGTAAGGTCTCCTGTACCTTGTGTTGTCAGCGTAACATCAGTATCATCATCACCAATCATTATAGTGTCAGCACCAAGATTCACATCACCATTACCATTAGGGGTAATGTTGATGTTACCGTTAGTATCTGTTGAACTAATTGTGTTGCCATCTAAAAGGATATTATCAACTTGGTAAGAGCCTGTTACTGCAAGGTTAGGAGCTAACTCAACAACTACTGCCCCACTACCTGCTCCATCTGAGCGAACAAGTTTTGTTTTACCTGCTGGTATTTCTATGTCATTAGATGCATTGTATGTGCCTTGAAAAAGAAGGATTGAGCGTGAACCTGATAATCCGTTTTCAATCCATAAATATCTTTCTGCATCATTTGGCGTTATTTGATAGTAAACTGTACCGCCTAAATCACCACCATCAACAATTTTAATGATTCGGTTTCGTCCATTTGATACTGACCCATCTGTAATCGGAAGGGTATTCGGAGAACCTGTAGACCCCGTTGCTGCCGCAGTGATAGAAATAAATCCATCAAGGGCTTGGTCAATCAAGTCCATATTGGTATTTGTCATAGTTCCCCAAGTACCTGATCGGTCACCTGTGGCTGGTTTTTCTATTCCAGTGTTCGTTGTATATGTACTTGCCATTGTCTTATCCTTATGCTGCTATGTCTTCCCAAGAAGGTGTTTGGCTTGGTGAAACTGCCGACCAACTTGGAGATTGGTCGGGAACAACCTCTGCCCAAGCATTTGTACTTGCAGATCCAACTGCTCCTGTTGCTGCTAATCCTGTAACTGATACACTTGATTCAGTGTTTATCGTAACTGAACCTACACTCCCTGTACCAGCTAATCCCGTAACCGATACATCTGAGGCAAGAGAAATTGTAACTGAACCTACATTCCCTGTTGCTTTTGTTGTAAAATTATCATTATCCCATGTGCCACTACCCCAAGTGCTTCTTCCCCAACCTCCAAATGGAACTACTACATCTGTCATTATGCAATCCTTATAATAGCGTTACTTGCATCTGCTGCTGGGAACACAATCGTAAAATCACCACTACTTGAGCTTTTATCACTACCAAAATCTAAAACAATAATCGTTGGGTTGCTAACTGATAAAGAAGTTGTGTTAGGAGTACTGTTATAAATTAAAGCCCCCCTAGCTGTGATTGTTGAAGAACTCCACGTTGTATCACTAAAATCTGTTAAAGCAGTTGTACCCGAAACAGTAGGATCTACTTTTGTAAGAGTGTTACCACCAGAGGTATAATTTGTTCCGCTTACTTCGTTTGATGTTGTAAAAGCTGTAGTTGAAGCATTAAAAGAAGCACTGTTTGTATACAATGCTATTTTCATAGTGTCACCTTTAAAATCATGAACTCCGTACAAAAGTTCTTTTTTAAAAGTCGTACACATAAAATTTCCACTAAAAGCCATTATAATCTCCTTATGAACTCAGCTAGTTCGTTATGACCATTTTTCACCAGCTCATTATATATTGTTGTCCTATCACTTTTTATAGCCTGTTTCATATAAAACGTAAGTAATTTTGTTATTGTTTCTTTAAATTCTATAGCTTGATCTCGTATAACAGGGTGAGAATCTTGAGACACCGAAACAATTTTATCCGCACATATTTTTGCAATTTCTTCTGGTGTCATACCTCTATTTTGTGTTGTAAGAACATTTACATTAAAATTGGTTGCCCCGTTTGCTGATATACCTTCCATCATTGTTTTTGCCTCACAATCATTCCTGACCTGTATTGGTCAGTAACTTCTTTAGCCTCGCCAAAGTTTTTCAGGGCTAACACTGCTTCTTCAAATCTTTGTGCGTACAACTGTTGTATATCTGGTTCACCTTTCATAAACGTGTAGGCTTCTACTAAACTACCATAGAGTAATGTATTAGGAGCATTTGTGCCAAGCCAAGATGTACCATCACCACTTGTGGTTATACTTGTAGGTCTATAAAAATAATGAAGTTCTGCTGTATAAGCAGCATCAGGTGTTGGTCCTAAGATAAGATTGTCGTTGTCAAAAATAGCGTAGTAACGTGGTGTACCTGTTGTTGCAGGATTTGGGTTAAACGACTGCACAAAGTTTACATCTTTTAAATCAAGAAAAACGTGTTCTGAAGAACTCAATATACTCAGTGAAAACGGAGTTAAAAAATCAGAAGGTAAAGCAAGATACTTGTTTGCATTTGTTGTCGACCCTGATGCGTTTTTGCGGAACAAAGATAACTGCACATTTTTTAAAATACGTTCTTCGGCTGATGTTATAAAAACTGAAAGATTGTTTACAAAAGTAGTTTCACCATTGTCTGTGTAATCTTGTATAGCTGATTTTAAAGTTGTAAATGTAAAACTCATGATGTGGTTACTCCTACAACACCAACTTGCCCTACGCACTGTGTTGAAGAATTTTCAAACAAAGGAAAAGAATCTTGCCCTACAGGAACTTGCAAAGGTTCTTCTCTATCAGGTCTTGGCTGGTATAAAGATTGAGGTTCGTATGGTGGAGGGGGTGGTTCTAATTGTGGGTGTTTTCTTTCATACTCAGAAATATGCACAACTGTACCGTCCCATTCCCTAACTCTTTCAGTATACGGAAACTCCATACCACTACGGTCGGATATAAATTTTGCATATTTTCCTGATGAATATTTTGTCATGATATAAACGAATAATAATCTCTACTAGGGGTTAAACTCAAACTTGCTCTATCTCTATCTTCTGCGGCTGCTCTTTCAAACTCTTCTTCGTAAACTGCTTTTAAAACTTGTATACGATCTGGAGCTCTTTTCATTGAAATATAATATGCCAATCCTGCTGTTAAACAAGGATAAAATCTAAATGGTACTTCGGGATTATTTGTATAGGTGTCTATGTCGTCCATTCTCATTAACCTATCAAACACAAGTTCGTATGTATTGTTGTTTGGAGTAGGCCAGAGTTTTATTACAGGGGTAATAGTTCTATCAACATAAAACTGCGTGGGTCTTGCTTCTGTGCGTTTACTTGGTATGTTTATGTATTGGTCTCGACTAACACGAGAAATACTCATATCAGATTGTGTAGAAGTTCCCCCGTCGGTACGAACTACCGCCGAAAGAATATCTATACTTGCTTGTATATTTTCAAATGATACAGCACTACTCACAGTTGTTGTAGCTCCACTTGTGCCACCAGTTATAGTTTCACCAGAACTGAACGTGCCAGATGGTACAGTAATAGCCAAACTTGTACCAGAAGGTTTACTTGTGATAGATGCAGTTGCTCCACTTGTGCCACCTGTAATAGTTTCCGACACAGAAAATGAAGCAGTAGCCCCTACAGTCATAGTCAATGTACCTAGAGGATAATCAGCAATACCGTCTGCCAACGTAAGTGTATCCTGGGAAATTGTCCAACGATTCAAGCCACGATTTGCCCAATCAGCAAAAAGCAAGTTTAAAGAACGCTTGGCTGTTTTTAGATCGTAACCTGTACGCACCTCAAAACCGCACCGCTCAAAAGCCTCTTCTATATAATCAGCAACATCAGGCTGAAAATCTTTGGAACCAGAGGTTGCCATTTATTTTCTCCTAACAGCTCCACCTCTGGCGTAGCCTTTTTTCTTTTTCATAACAGCTCCGCCTTTAGCGTAACCTTTTTTCTTTTTCATGGCTGCTCCACCACCCATCATTTTCTTTCTTTTCATTTTAATCCTCCGAATAAAGATTATCAAAAGTTACGTCGGGATCCATATAACTATCATCACATTCCGCTGTATGTATCCACTGACTTGGTTTAAAATCGGGAGCACCTGTTCCTGTCTCCCAGAGGGCAGGGCTTGTTGCTCTTACACGATTGTTTGGTAATGCAACAATATTCCCTGTGTACTTACCTGCATTTGTCAACTCCAACACATGACTTTGTTTGTGTTGGGCTGGGTCATCTGCAATTTCGTTACCCGTATAATCAACAGTGAACAAATACCGACCAGTATGAAACTCACCATCAATCTTACATAACCACGGACTAGAACTTACTCTATCAAATTTTACTACAGAATGATAGTGCGAACTGCAATCCCAAGGTTGAGCAAGGTGTACGGGCATTCTTTCAGGCCATTCCTTTAACGGGGTATCTGCAATTAAAGCAGTAATTGGTAATCTTGCCCACATAGCTCCACCATGTAAATTTTCAGTTTCTTCTATATCACTTTCACACCCTGTAAACACAACTTGAAAACTCAAACATCTATCGGGTACTGTATTCACAGCTATAACTAAACAATGTAAGTATTCTCCTTGATACTGTTCATGATTGTGTGTAAATTCTTTCCTAACCCAACATTTAAAATACGGTATGTTACTTACTAAATAAGACATTACGTTATCATAGTTTTCTTTTTCCTATTTGAATCTATAACTCCGCAACCTTTAGTGGTAACATAACCACCACCAGATAATTTTGCTGTTTTAGCAGAATCAATAAAATCTTGTTTTGTAGGAGCTCCTTTATCTCCTGGTTTTCGCATTTTTTCACCTGAACCTGCTGCTATCCGTTTACGTTTTTGATTAATATTATAGTATAAACCTTTTTTAGCCATTTTAAGCCCTCATGCTTTTTGCACCACGACATTTCCAACGCTTGCGTGATAAGTTATTAGGAGTATTGGGATCATTTCGTTTTTTCTTTGATAACCGTTTTTTGATACCTAAAGATCTTGCACAATAGCTATCACCTTTGGAGGTTCCTGGTTTTACTCTAGGACCTCCACCTTTTGCTTGACCAGCTTGACCATACGCCACTCTTCTTGTACGCCCAGATTTACCTTTTACAATTTTAACTTTTGCTTTACCTTTTGGCGGTTTTCTGCTTGCCATAAAACCTCACAATAGCTGCTCTAACCCCGAAGCTACAATTATGATAATAAAAATGCCCCAGAGTTTTGTGTCAAATCTGTCGAGTGCTTTTTCAATCCTGTCGTATCGAACATTACACTGGTGTTCATGTTTTTCTAAAAGTTTCAATACTTCTTCGGTTTTCATGACCCACCTAGTTATAAAATACAGTTAAAGAAGATAAATGAGTTTGGGTATACACAACATAACCTCCCCCATTAAACCTCAAACCTTCGCCTCCAATATCAGGGTAAGCATTAGTATTGGCACTTGCTACAGTGTTAAACTTCATAATATTTGTTCCTGTTGCAGAGCCTTCGTTAAACGAAATTGTACCTGCTGTGCCTGTGTTCACTACATAAAAATTACGAAGTCTTAAGCTACCTTTAAATATAGGAGCAGCAATAGCTGTACCAGAACCTGCTTCGACATTACCTGCACTTGCACCAGAAGCCGCAATTTGCGTAACAGTAGCAAAATATTTAGAGCCTGTTGCAACTCCTGTATCTGCTCCTGTTATAGCTTCTGTTTGAGCTGCACCTGTTTCATCCGTTCCTGTTACAGTGAATGTGTCACCACTATCGTCACCAGCAGACGTAATAATCACATTACGAGGCTGGTCAAAAGTAACCGAACCTCCATCTGCTAATGCACCGTTAATGGTGAGATTACCTGCTCCAGACAAAGTAGCCGCCGTTGATATTCCATTATCATCAGAAGCTGCTGCCTCAATAAATGTGGATTGTACATCTGATCCCGACATACACCCTCCTTCCTATTCTTTGATTTCTCCTCGCAGAACCATTGCTTTATGCTCGGAACTTCCTACGGGAGGAAGTTCCTTCTTTGAGCTTTTTTTAACAGTAGTCTTTGAAGCTGTTTTCTTTGTTACAGTCTTTTTTGCTGTTACCATTTATTGCTCCTATCTATCTTGAGCCGCAAATAAATAATCAACAGAAGCTGTTTTAGTTCCAGTAGTATCACCAGAAAGTTCCATAGCTCCAACTGTTAAATTTTCATCATCAGGAATATTAGTCGTATGTGTAGCAACTAACACTCTGTCAACAAAAAATTCAACCTTTGCACTGTCTCTGTTTTTGCCAGAAACTTTAAAGCCTAAAGTAACAAAAGTGTCATCAGCAAGATCATAAGTAGAAGATAAAGCCGTTGCTGTTTCTGTACCGTCTTTTTCTGTAATAACTTGTAAAGTTGCTGCTCCATCGTCAGACTCAAAAACAATTCTGTCGGCTGCTGCTAACATTGCCTCTGGATTTGTTGCAAAATTCACTGTCATACCAATGCAAAAGTCCATTTGATCAGCGTCAGAAACTTTACACTTAGTTTCAAACCAGATATCTCTACCGCTTGAACCTGTAGCAACTTTAAATATTTCATTACCTTGCACAGATGCACCGTCATTATCAGTAGTAGCGGTACTGCTAAGTAAAAGAACTCCACTCTCAACGTCTGCTGCTATTGCTGCTGACGCTCCACTATCTTTAACGACTGTCCAGTCGTTCGTTGAGTCCAGAGCAACACCAGTATAATCATCAAATGTGACAACATAATCTGGGTTTTTATCTATAGGTAGGTTTTCGAACCATTTGCGAGGTGAATCTTTTCCTGCGAACAAAATTGGTCCTGTAAAATGTACTGCCATGTTAATCTCCTGTCGTGGCAAATGTCAACCGCACCATGCAGTTGTCAGGAAACTAAACAGTACACAAAAAAGAAAGGAGACGCAAGGTCTCCTTTCTAAAATTTCGAATTTTTAAATTCGAGTTGTTATGCTCCTGGAGAACCAAAAACACAACGAGGATCTGAAACACCAAAGCTGTAACGCTCACGAGCTTTGTAGCGAACATTTCCAGTTTCGAAATCACCTTCCATAGAAGTACGGATAGGAGCACGAACAAAATGTTTAAAGCCATTTGGTGCATCTGTTTTGATAAAGAATGCATCTGTATCTGTTAAGAAATGGTTAATTACATAACCATCAGGTAACATTCCCATACTACGAGTAGCATTGATATCATTATCAGCAGTTCCTGGACGTAGGTTTGAAGCCATAAGTCTTTCTGCCACAAACTGTAAAGCTGATGGAATAATTAACTTACGACCTTGCAGAGCAATTTTCAAACCACGCTCATCTATGAAAGCTGCAATATCTATCAAAGACTGTTCGAGTGAAGTTTCGTTCAAGTCAGCTGAAGTTGACAATTCGTTACGAAGAGTTCCACCACCTGTAGTTGGATGGTCTGTAGCACAAAGCTCTTTTCCATCACCAAAAGTAAATGAACTATCAAACGCATTGTTCAGAATGTTAGCTGCTTTGACCTGTTTTGTGTTCGCCATTGAACGAGCTAAAGCTCTTGTGTAACGAGAACTTAGGCGGTCATAGAGGTTATCCTCTACAGCTTCCTCAGTAATCGAAAATGCTAGAGCAATAGTTTCGTGTGTGTAGCGAGCAGTGTAGGCTTCATTTGCAGTGTCATAAGTAACGGCTGCACCTTCACCTTTCACAGGAGCTTGACCAAAACCAGATAGCATTACTTCTTCCTCAAAAGCTCTGTCGGAACTTTCTTGTTCAAAAATTTCTGCGTGTTCGTTATCATAACGATCATACTCAAGTCCAAATAAGGCATTGAGTCCTGGTTCTAGTTCTTTAAGGAGTTGTCCACGGGTTATCGGCATATTCTATATCCTCCCTATATACCAGCTATTGTGCCATTCTGAGAATAGGCATAAAAGTGGTTAGTGAGCTTCACAATCGCCAACATTCCCGCAGCAGTCACATCAGCATTTGAAGGTGAGTCTTCAAAACCCATAATCCTCAAATTCAATGTATTTGTAGTAGCGACTGTACTTACGGCAAGTTCTGCAGAGGAAATACCTGTAGTAGAATCACCACTTGTACCCGAAGCAAAATTAGCGTTTGCATGAACGGCAGCTTGAGTTACTGCGGCGTCACAATTGATCAAAAACAATTGATCAGGATTGTTCGCAATAAAACACTCTGCTGCTGTGCTTGATTTTACAGACGAAGTTCCAGGCCATTTGTTTGCAAAGATGACATTTCCATTCGTGTCTGTATACTTACACCCGATAAATGCACCAATCAACGGAACAGTGCCACCTGCGGCGGCTCCTACTATGTCGATCAAACCATTTGCGAGAGGAATAACAGGAGTACCTTCATAAATAACACTAGAAGTACCTGCTGTTCCAGAGGTCTGAATCTTATAAGTAGCTATCCCATTCGTGTTTGCTGCAGAACCGAGTATTCTATATGGACGAAGTCCAAAAGCGGCATCTATATTTGCCATTTTTAATACCTCTCACGGTTTGCTGACGGATTAATCGGGTTTCCGATCACCGCCAAAAGTTACACGAGACTGCCTATCCTGATGAATAGGCATACTAGGATGTTGTTCTCGCATTAGATTCTGTTCTACAGCCGTGTTCTGGTCATCTGTTTTCTGAGCAAAGTAATCATTTCGCTCTGCACGTGTCTCATTTGGAATCCTTGCCAACAACAAGCCCCCAACGCCGATAACACCAGCGTATTTCCCGTCCTGTACGGTAGGAGCTTCAAAATCAGGATATTCGTCGGATCGAACAAGCTCAAAGCCTTCTCGTAACCGAGCAGATATATTTTTCTTATCGTCGTAGTTCATGATTGATTCACGAATCCAACGATGAGTAAAGCCTTCTGGGGCTGGAGGAGCGTCCAAGCTAGATGGACGAGACCATGTCTTACGGCGAGAAGTTTTTGATCTTGTCGTCGCAGAGCGTGGGGTTTTGTTTGTCATTTAATGCCTACCTCACGTTTGTTGTTGCAATCTTGCAACTTGTTTTGCATAATCTTCTAATGATACACCAAGTTTCTTTGCGATTGCAACCTGACTTTTTGATAAAGTTATCGAATTTTTACCTCTAGAACCACTTTTTCCTCTATTTGGGGCTGAAACTGCATTAGGTCTTTTAGCTTTTGCAGCCTCTCCATTAAATTTATGAGGAAATTCTTTGCGAATCCGAGTATCCAACTCAGAGTAATAATCATCTGTTGTTGGATTATAGCCTTCTTGAACTAAAGAATTATGAATACTAAAGGCGGTTAGAGTCATTGGCTCATCATCACCAAACCACTCATTTTTTTCTGCCCACTTTTCCGCTTTTGGATCTGGCGGTTGTTGTGCTGGCTGTGCAGTTTGTGCAGTCTGTGCCGTCTGTGCAGTTTGTGCAGTTTGTGCAGTCTGTCTACCTTCACTTTGTTGTTTATTAAACTCTTTTGCCTGTCGGAACTTTTCAGCATCTATAGCATGAGTTGCCATTTGCTTATTTAGTTCCATCTGTTTGTCAACATCACCAGACTCAATAGCTTCCTTTAACTGTACTTTTAAAGAGTTTTCTTCGTGTATCAAACGATTTTCTAACTCTCCTAGATAACTATTATCTGTTTGACCAATTTTTGTTGACAATTGATCAACCTGTATTTTCATAGCTTGGGCGTAGTCTGTAGCAGCTTTTTCTCTGCGTTCCGCCTCTCGCATTTTATGTGTCAATTTTTTTATGCGTTTTTGGACACTTTCGCTGTAATCAGCCATTTCATCTTCTTGCTCAGGTTCTTCTGTAGCTGCAAGAGGTGGCTCTGGTGGTGGCTCTTGTTCCGTTTCTTTTTCTTCAACAACAACCTCTACTGGCTGCTCTTGACCTTCGTCAAGATCAACAACCTTTTCTTCTTTTTCTTCTGGCATGGTATTCCTTTCCATGATTAAATATGCAAGATATCACTTGGATCATTTATAGTAGCAATGATTTCATCATCATTTAAAATTCGAACTTCACCGCCTTCTATCTTAAATCGACTTCCAGCGTAACGCCCGAAAATAACCCAGTCACCTTCTTTACACCAAGCTCCATTAGGAAACTTGTCGGTGTCATTATAGGCATCTGGTCCAACACGAAGTATGTAGCCACACACCGTTGCAAGAGTTTCTCTTTCTTGAACTTGGTCTGGTATGTGTACACCACCTTCTGTTTTAACTTGTCCACGATAGGGGAGTAATAAAATTCTCCAGCCTGTAGGTTGTGGCAATCTGTCTATTGATTTTTGTGGTAGTTTAGAAGGGTCGAAAAACCTTTCTTCTTCTTTTACATAAGCAGAGGATAAAACACCCTCTTTTTCTTTTTGTCTCTTTTCCGCTATGTGATCGGGTACAAGTAAAGTTTTAGTCATTTTCAGTTACCTTGTTATGCAGGGATTTTAACTCCTGTTCTAAAAAAGCAAGCTCTCCAAGTTTTGCTCGAAGATCTTGAAAAGTAGAAAAATCAGCTACAGCACCATATGTTATAGTTTCTTCAATTGATTTTCTACGATCTCGTATAGTCTTCAACATTTTTTCATAAATGTAAAGGTCTGACATTAAAGAAACGCCCAACCAAATAAAACACCTACAATAAAACCTATAGAAAGAAATACATAAGCTGTTTTACGGAATTTATTCCAAACAAACTGTACGTTACTTTTTCTTTCTTCTAAGAAGATTTCTACATCGTCTATTGTTTTTAATACTTTTTCATCTAAATCTGTTTTATCCAAAACATATTCTTCTAAAATTGTCTTTTTTCTAATTTCTTTTTCTCTATCGGACATAAATCCTCCTATTTTTTAAAAAATTTAGCTGCCCCACGAAATCCAAAACTAGCGGCAACAATCACACCTAACGTATACCGATACCATTCTGGAGCAGTTTCTAAAGCGGCAAAACCAGATTCAACAATAGCTCTGCCCCAATCACCACAAAAAGCTAAAATAAGCGGAACAGAAAATAAAAGAACCAGCCACTCATCTTTCCAAGAATCTTTGCTGGCTTCTGCCATTGTTTGATCCCAGTCTATTTCACCTGTTGCCATTTTAGTTTTGCGTTGCTCTATTGCGACATTTAAAGCACCTTTAGCTTTAGTTTGCTCAACTTTGTTTTCCATCCATGCTGTGGCTATACCACCTACAGCACTTACAATTCCGCTAAATATCATACCCACTCCTCTTTTGTTCCACCAAAGTAAGGTCTGGCGTGTCCTTCTTTTATTAGTATATCGCATATACTAACACCATCTATTAATGGCTCTCCAAGAATACGACCAAATTTACCTTTGGCATCTTTGTGTGTTTTCATAATAAATTGCTTCGGTATTAATTCTTTAGTTCTGGCTTTTGCGTTCAAGCCTAACTTCTTTTCTTCTTTGTTGCGTGTTCTACTCTCTGGTGTATCTATTCCGTAGAACCTAATTCTTTGGTTAGCAAGAACAACGCTAAACCCTAAGTCCACATTGCATATAACTGTGTCAGCATCTACAACACGAATTAATTTGCATTTATACTCATACATAACTATTTCCTACTGGTAAAACCAAAGTATGCACCAACAACACCAGACATAGCTAAATACTGAGTCATAATAATACTTTCTGCTTCTGCCATACGTTCTGGGTGTAATAATGTTGCTATTGTTGTTGCGAGCATAGCAATCAACAAAGCCCAGCACATATACCGTCTGTTTTTTTGATATCCTGCTTTATCTGGTAAACCCTCTGACACATTAAACCTTTTTTATAGGAGTCCGACCATCTTTATATGCTTCATTTATATTTGGTGTAGATTCATCATCTGGTATGTAACGACCTTTACTATCTCTTGCTCTTTCACCTGTAGGCTCACCAAAGAAAAATGTTTTTATACTTTCTAACCAGCTCATATTGTCCTCATTTGCGTTTTAAAAAAATAACTTTATCTAACTGCGATTTTATTAACTTTTCTTGTTTTTGTAACAATAGCTCTTGTTCTTTTAACAACTTTTCCTGTTTTTTAATTTTTTCTTTTACTACGTCATATAAATACTTATCATAACTAATCAACTCACCGCCCCTGCTCGTGACAACAAGAATTCTTGTATGCTTGCAACAACGTGTAGCCTATTACCCGTTGCAGCTGTCACTTTTAAAATTTCACCAGATTGCACAACTAAATCCCTACTCAATAATTCTAGCGTTCCATTTGCATCAACAGCTTTCGTTTTAAACAAACTAAAAACATCAGATCCACTTGTCAACGTAACAGTGATTGTATCGGCATTGCCTGAATCTTCTGATACTAGTATTGAGTTTACAACAGAAAACGACACTGTGCTGGGAGAGGTGTACAGCGTCGTAACACTTGTTCCTGTTAAATCTACTTTTGCATTTGTCAACCCCTGTATGTACTGGGGAGCACTTGTGATTAACACTCTAGAATCCTTTTAACGTACAGTGAATTTTACACCACCGATTGCGTCACCTTGACCCCTAGCTTTTTTAAAACCTTTCATAGCTTTTGGCACTTCAACTTGTTCTGTTTTGGCATAATCAACCATGTGAGAACCATCAGCTTGAAAAACTTCCATAGAAGTTTGTACGTTGTCTTTACCTTTACCCATAAGTTTTCTCCTAAGTTAAACTTTTAATACCTTTATTGTAATTTACTAAACCACCTTCCGCCATAAAATACTCTGGTGTTATTGTAGCGTTAAAAAAATTTAATTTATTTTGCAAAGCATTGGCAATTCTAGCACTACTGGCTGCATAAGGATTACCTGTTTGTCCTGCTCTATTGCTGTGAAATGCAAAATCTTTTGTTGCTCTATCGTAGTCTTCTAACCCAAGCCTATCTATGCCACCGATTATTTCACTTTCGTAACTTTGATATAAAGGGCTAGAAATCCATGAAGCCTCATCTCTACCACCAGCCAAATAATTATTAAAATCGGTCATATATCTTTTGTTTATTGAATCTAAGTAAGCTGTTCCTGGAGATGCAGGTGTAGGCGGAGGAGGTTGACCACCACCTGTAGTTGGAGGTGCAGTTGGAGGTGCAGGTGTAGGCGGAGGAGGAGGCGGACTGCCTCTTTCTGGTAACGCAGGTGGTTGATTTGGTGTTAAGCCTTCTGGCAAAACATCAAACTGAGTTACAAAATCCGCTATGTTGTACATTCTTTTTCCTGTACGGTTTATACCTCCTGGATTTGATGGGTTGTAAAGAACTTCGCCATCTGGTCCATAAACTATGTCGCTACCAAATTCACTCATTGTCCTGCTCCTCTTGGTGCATTGTACGTTTTATCCATTGCAACATTAGCTCTTAGCTGTGCTATGTCTTCCTGTGACTCTATTCTTTCCCTTTGTAGATTAGCTGCTTGAGTTAATTTTTTATTATCAAGCTCAAACCCACGTTGGTCATCTTGTTGCTTACGGGCAAGGTCTCCAGCTTTTATGTCGAGTTCACGTTGTTTTAACGCAACAAGCGGATCTTGTTGTTCGCCACCACTCATTTCTTTTTCCATTTCATTAAACTCGGCTGTAAGCTGTGCAATTTTCTGTGCTATGGCTGCATCTATCATTGGTTTTTGCTGTGGGTTTGGTTGCATACCCTGTTGTTGCATTTCTGAGGCAACCATCATTTCAGCTTTAAAACCTATGTGCTGGTAGATATGCTCCAAAATAACAGCATATATAGCTGTTGATTCTTTTACCACTTTTGTCTGTAAAAATGCCAAGTGAGCTGCAATATGAGCATCATGATCTTGTTCAGGAAACGCCTTCGGAGGTTCAGCCCCACCCGTAACAACTAACGGTGCTTTTCCATTTTCTACGGCTGGACTTACAGGCACAGGATCTGGCGGTCTTTTTAACAATTCGTCTATGTTGTCGACACCCAACGCACTGTACAACCGACGGAAACTCTCGTACATATTGTGCATCTCTGGCATAGCCATTGCCAACTTGAGCTGTTCCTGTGCTAACATAATACGTTGCGACATACTAAAGATGTTAGGATCGCTAACTGGTAATACGTCGATTTCTGCACTAAAGTCCTGAGCAAAAATATTTGGTCCTACTTGTCCTTGAGGTCCTGCTTGTTGTCCATCTACAGCATACGGGTATTTGGCTTCTTCGGGTGCAAGTTCCGAAAATAATTTTGCAAGGAGTTTGAGTTCTATACGCATAGCCGCATGAAGGCGTTTATGCACCGCACTGATTACCTTGCTTCCACGTTCTAGCAACGCTACCGTTGTACCAACGGGCATATCTCCACTTTGGTTGCCTTCAAAGCCAAGATCTTGTGTTCCTACAAATTTTTCAGCACTGGCTATAACAAAACCCATTAATTGGAATAAAGTTCCAGAAGGTTCTTTATAAGGCAGTGGCAGCAAAGCTCCTTTTAAATCTCCTCCTGGAACATCTACGTCCCTAAACTCTCCTGGCTGGACAGGGTTTTCATCGTCTGCTATTCGCAGCCCTCTTGCTTTAAACCCTGCTGGTAAATTACTTAATGTTCCTGCATCTATCATCTGGCGAAGGGTACTTGTCGCTGTTCGACTTAAATTTCCCAGTAGATGTATCAGCCCAAAGCCATAAAACCCTAATCCTGGAGTAAATTTATAGTGGGCAAAGTACTCAATTTTAGTTTTTTTAGGGTCATCTTGCATATAATTCCGACGAACCGCCAAAACTTCCGCATTATCACGACAAACAGTCACAATATAAGGGAGTTTTACGCCTGTTGGCTCGCCATCTTCCCCAACATCAGGAAAATCCTCTAAATCGAGGTAGCAATGGCACTCCAAAAGCGTTAGTTCACGGTCTTTATCGTTGTACGAAGGCTTTACACCCTCTAATTTGTCCATTTTTTCCTGTACTGAGTCCTCGCTGCCCTCTTGTTCTGGCATTAACTCGATATCACGGAAAAATCCACTTACCTGTTGCTTCCGAGCCTCGTTCATACTCATGCTTATTTCATGCGTAACACGATCTGCAGAGCGTAAGTCGGTCGCTGTGTACGGTACAACCAAATCTTCGGCTGGAACAAACTTACTTACAGGGCGATTTAACTGTTGGTCAAAGTAAACTTTCTTAAAAGCACTGCCAGCGTTACCCAAATAGTACAACATCTGGTCAAACTCAGGCTCGTACTCTTCCATTTCGTACATAATCTGATAATTTAAAAATTCTTTTACTCTGTCGGCTTTGTTTTCTATTTCTTGATTTACTTTGCCTATGATTTTTGTCTTTACAGGACCATTGCTCGGCAAAAGTTCTTTATAAGCCGCCGATTGAAACTGTGTTACAGCTTCGTTAAGTATTGGGTGAATAACTCCCGTCGCTCCCTGAAACGGTTCAGTACGGATTTCGTACCGCAAACCTAAAAGGTCAAGTCCTTTGCTGTAGGTATCTTCCCAATCTTCTCTAGAACTTTTGTCATCTTGGTGGCTCTGGGTTACATAACTGCTAATATCGCTCAGCTCACGGTCGGAAAGCACCTCCGCCAAGTTGCCATCAAACTCCGTAGCAATAACTTCCGTTTCGCTGCCAAAGTTGATAACCGCACCACCCTCGTCATCTTCCTCAATTTCGATTTCTAATTGTTGCTCACCCGTTGCCAGTAAATCGTTTTCTTTTTCTAACAGTTCGGCTTCTTCTAAACTGTTGGCGGCGGCTGGAGGTCGTACCAACGACTTTTCAACATTATTGAAAACAGAAGGTTCTTTAGCCACTGTTAATTCTCCTTTAGTAATATACCCTTGCTAGAGGTTGGCTGTCCTCTGGTTCGTAGTCTTCGGGGTGAACTATAAAACCGCCTTCTCTAAATCTTCTTAACGCCTGTGTTACCGTATCTACATAATCGTCATTTTCCCCAGCAGGAAAAGCCGCACATTCCTCAATCACCTCTTCCGACCACGTTGTGTCGGGAGCATATACCATACCGCTTTCTAGAATTGGTGCAACACTATTCACACGGCTCAATTTATCATTTCCTCTACTTGGGCTATAATTTGTAACAGGGATTCCCATATTCCGCAACTCTTGTGTTAACGGCATTCCACTTGCCTTCGCCTCTATCAACACGGTTTCTGGCTCCCAATACTTGTATTCCTCTAACGCTATCCGACGTAAATCAGGAAAATCCCACCGACCACGTCTCGCATCTGCTAGAATTATACACGCTTTTCCTCCATCTGGGGGATAAAAAACTCCCCACGTTGTTATCGCACTATAGTCGGAATGCTCTTTTTTACTGAACGCCGTATCATAACTCTGCATCACATACGTTAATTTCGGTAAATCTTTCTTCTCCCACTTTTGCCACCAGTCACGTTTTAAAATAGCCGACGTTTCACTGGTCGGGTTCTGCTGCCACTGTGCCTCCCACTTTCCTACACTTAGGCTACCCTTTACCGCCAATAAATCTTCTTGTTTCCAAAACTCTGGCCACGTTGGAGTATCACTCGGCAACAACGCAGGAAACTCCACAACCTCCCACTTATCCGCCAACGGATCACGAGCCATCTGCTTTAGCACTTTGCCCGTTAAATCGTTTTCCGCCCACCTTGTCATCACGACAACTATCGAACCTCCTGGTTGGAGCCTTTGGCGAGGTCCAGAGGTATACCACTCATAGGCGTGTTCAAAACTGTTCGGGTTCAACGCATCCTGCTCGGAATGTGGGTCGTCGATTATCAACAAGTCCGCTCCACGTCCCGTTACCGCACCACCCACTCCTGCCGCAAAATACTCTCCACCATCACTGGTTTCCCACCGACCTGCCGCTTGGCTGTCCGCTCGCAACTTCACTTTTTCAAATACCTTCGCATAATCTTCCGTGTTCATTAAGTTACGAACCTTACGTCCAAATCTAAAAGCAAGCTCCGCTGTGTGGGTCGTCTGCATTATCTTTAACTTCGGGTTTCTACCCATCAACCACGCTGGCAATAAAAAACTCGCAAATTCAGATTTTGTATGTCTCGGCGGCATATTCACAATCAACCGCTTTAACTCACCCTTCGCCACTCGGTTAAACTTATCCGCCATTACACTATGGTGCTTGCCTCCTATAAACTCAGGCCAAACACTCCGCACAAAGTCAATAAAGTTCTTTCTCGCTTTTTCACTCTCCGTTAACTCCGTCGCTCTACCCAGCAACTTCGCATACGTTTTCAACGCTTCTTCGGGGGCAATGTCCAAGTTCATATAATTCTTATATTATAGAATTTTTCAAAGGGCAATGAACCTAAAGTCCATTATGCAAAAAAGGGGTACGACGGACTACGGTATTTTCTGGACACATAATTTTAGAGCTGGAATATGCTCGTAAGCCTATGCTTACTCGCCCTCACGTTTTGGGGGGGTTTTGCTTTTTTATTGCAATTACCATGCCAAAAAACCGCCGTTAAATTGCCCCTAGGCGTTAGCCTAGGGGCATAAGGTTTAACCTTTTAATATTTTAATAAAGTTTTTATAAAACTTTATTTGTGGCACTGTAGCCGTTTGTATGGCGTTAGCGTTACTATGTAAAGTAACAAGTACACCGTTAGGGTTACTAGCTTGTTTACCCCTAGCGTCGTAACCATTGTTATTATTTAACTTGCAACCATTAAGCAATGGTAACAAGGTGCAATGGGCATACTTGCCGTTACCACTACAAGCCGTTGCCGTAAATGGTACGCCGTTACAAGGTGCATAAACACTAGGCTTAACCCTTGTATAAATTTCGGCTAGCTTGTTAGTTGGTGTAGTACTTGCACCAAAATTTAACTGCAATACACCTTTTTTTAAACCGCTAATTGGCGTTTTACTTGTTGGGTGTACGCCGTACTGTTGTAAGTACATACCAACGTGGTAAGCATTAACGCTAACAGTATATTTAACCTTATCGGTGTATAACTTAACACCACTAGCCAAAGCTATACTACTTAAAGTTTCGGCGTTAGGGTTAAGCTTATCGACGTTAACAGTTAACACACTGTTAGGGTTAGCATTTAAAAAATTGCTAACCATTTCGCTATTAGCAGGTATCGGCAAACTTTCGAAAGCCAACTTAGGTAGTGCTTTTTTTATAGTACTAGCACTTGGTACTTGCTTTTTATTTAACATAATTGTTAAACCCTTATTTGGTTAATGTTATGTAGCTATGTGTTAATTGCTAGCTACAGGTACTACCCTACACCAATAAAACACTATTGCAACCCTTTTTTTAACCTTTTTTAACTTTTTTTAATTTAACCCTATTTTGTGGTAAAAATACCACAGTAGGCAAAAACGCTAGATGCAATGAATAGATAAAGGGAGTAAGACCCAAGAACAAGAACACTAACCAAATCTTGTTCTAGGATCTTACCTTCCTGCTTTACTCCTTACATCTTTTTCCCCACTCAAACTTTACCTTCTACATCTTTACCAATCCCAGAACTCAAGAATAAGAACAGTGATCCAAAGTGTTAATAACATTGTGACTACTACAACCATGACCTAACACCTATTATCGAAAAAGTTTCGAACCATGCTGTAATGACCACTTATACCGTTTAACTGTTTGTCGATCTCGCTACCAAAAATATAATACCAATGGTATTCGAGTTTTGCAGGATCGTGCCTGTCGAATATTCGTTGGCTTGCCCTAGACTTGTTTAACTGTTGCAATAAATTTTTAGCAAATGTTTTTAGATCGTTGTATTGCCTGTAATCGTCGTCGAAAATGCAACCCACACTAGCCCACCCTGGACCTTCGTTTACTACTATTGACCCAAACAACCCAAATTCGTTTTCGAGGATTTGCTGGTACTTAGAAACTATGTTGGGGTCGCCTTTTATAAGTATGTCGTTTTCGATATGATCGTTGCTCATGACCGTTGCCTTTCGTTGTGTTAATATTAAGCAAATACAAACTACCAAACTATAAGTCCTAAACAACAGTTTTATGGTCACGTAGAGCAAGTAAGTATGAAAGGGTCTAGTCTAATCTACTCTGGTCTAATCTAATCTATTTTTTTCTTTTCTACTGACTGGATTAGAACAGACCAGAAACCATTGTCCGTCTTTCCTTTTCTTACCTTACCACGTCAATTCTAAAAGGAGGACAGAATATGATTGATCAAACCTTTCCAATCATACGGGGAGGGGGACTGCCAAACAGGATTATTTAACTCTGCATCTTTACCAATTTTATGATAAACTTTTGATGACGGTCTTTTCTTCTCTACTCTTACTTTTTGATCCTTTACCAATGATTCCGAAGGCAAAAATAAATAGAGGGTGGAGGAGGAAGGGTGGTCAACTAAGTTCCAAACTTTACCGCCAGACATTGTGTAGCGGATTTGCCACAGTTTTTGATGTGGACTCAATAGCAAGCTATTAATCTTTTTTAGTTTGTGAACCTTCAATTCTAACCAAAATGCTTTACCATCTACAATGCCGTGAAGATCTGGTACTCCAGGAAGCGACCATGACTCAATACGTGTCCAAAATACCTCACGCTCAGTGTTTTGTTTTAGTTGTTTCCATAGCTTGCTTTCCACTTTCATCGGTGATTTGCTCTGCCTCCACTTCGATTACGTTTCCCTCTGCCACTGCTTGCAGTCCAGGAAACTCTTGCTGTAATTGTTTAATTTTTTCCATAACCTCTTCCTTCGACATTTGATCAATCTTGCCATGCAGTATTTCTTTCCTGTCGATATACAATCCAGCCGCTTGACCTCTATACTTTTCGGCAGATACGGCGGCTGAGAAGTTGCCATTCTGTACGGCACTGTCTCGGAGCGAAGCAAGTTGTTTCACATGGCTTTCGAATGTGACTTCATACTTGCGAGCAAGTTCTTGTTTGATTTCACGGATACGTTCTACAACCTTTGGGTATCGTTTTCCATTGAGTAGCTGACTTGCCAAAACGTGAGCCGATTGTTTTGGATACCCTGCTTTGATTGCCGCTTCCGTTTGCGTGAGTTCTTCGCTACAGTAAATTTGAGCAAAACGTTCTTGCTTTGGGGAAATTCCCTTCTCGGTTTTGGGATTTGCTACAACCTCAAGTTTGGGTTTGTGAGTCATTTTTACAGTTGCCATTCTGTCCTCCTAGTTTTTCTTAGCTTAGTTTATACTTTTCTTTATAGATGTGCTAGTGAAGAAATGATCATCAAAAAAATAAATATATCTTGACCCCATATCAGCGGAAAATGTTACTTTTGACTATATAAGATATATTGTATATTCTGTACTTGTGAAAAACTTTTACATCAATATCTCCACTATAACATCTATATAGAAAACTTGGTCATTCGTCCCTGCTAATTTCGAAATTTGTTCCTAACAAATGGCTTGTATACGTTAGAATATGCCATACTGCGAGATCGTAAGGTTTTCTGTTGGTTTTGCAGAAGTTAAAACCGTCCTTGGTTTTTGTTTTCTTGAGAACAAAATTTTCGTGTGCGTTTTGTTTTCTGCCGTTAAAGGCAATAGTTTCCGAGCTATTTTCCAACACTTCGATACAACCGTCACCAATATATTCTATTAGCCATTCGATTTCTTTTCGTATTGAATCCCAAACTTCGTCTGGAATATTTGTGTGTTGTTTCCAATAGTTTGTATAACCCATGATAAACCCCTTTCTATGGTTATTTTGTATGACATAAAATGTAATCTTGAGGACCGTAATCGTCGTAAGAAATTTCGATTAGCAACCCCTGTGGATGGTGGTAAAACTTGATTTCGGTTTTTTCTATACCACGCAGAACAGCGTCGGTGCTTTTATCCAAACCCATAAAATCAAGAGGCATATTGAGAACAATAGGTTGACCGCACAATTTTTTAGGATTGTCGACAACCTGTTTAATTTCTTCGATAAGTTGTGGCTGAACGCCGTGTTCTTCGATATTGTACCAGAGTGGTTTTGGTACTGTATAAGATCCTGGCATTCTTTTTTGTTGTGCTTCGTAATCGACTTCCAAAAAACATTTAAATGACCATTTAGCATTTGCTTCTTCGACAACTGTGTCGATAAGACCAAAAAGCACCTTTTCGGTTGGAACGGTGGCAAGTTGAGAATACCCTTGCCATTTTTCGAGATCGTATTTTTTCATGGTTAGTAAACCCTTTCTATGGTTGTTGTTAACAGGTAATTATAACAAGTAAGACCAAAGAAAAAAGGGCAAAGTACTCTTGTGGAATACTTTGCCCTTCTTGGTTATGCGGTTTCTGGGTATTTAACAGGAACGGTTTTTAATCCGTGAAGGTCGGTGACGTGTAGGCTAGTGGGTCTTTTGTTTAGTCCACGAGTGCCTTTGCGATCCAATGCCCCAAATCCACGGGCAACGGCAGTTGGATAAACATTAACGGTTTCCCACTTACCGTTAAAAAAGATTTTTTTAGTAAACAAAACTTTGGGTTCCATTTTAACCCCCCTTTCTATGGTTATTGTCGATAAGCAATTATAACAAGTGTTGTGCAAGAACAAAGGGCAAAGTGTTCACGCAGAACACTTTGCTTTCTTGGTTATTGGGTTACGACATTCTTGCTTTTACAAAGAATGGCGTAATGCTACTGTTAGGACTACCGCTTAACCCAATTTCCATGTAAAGGTAATCTAGGGTTTCGGGGTAATCATTTAAAACTTTTATATAATGATAGGTTTGGTTTTTTGTGTCGGCGTAGTCCTTTTCCCACACTGTTACCCATTTAAGGCTTCCGGTGGACCCAACAAACTCGTCTTGTTTTGTGCAAAACAAAATTAAATCTTCGGGTGTTTCGCCACCAATCTCGGGATCGTACAGGTATATTTTATCCAAAAAATCGTTGTCTTTGTCGTGAACTGTACCGCTTAAATCACCGCTTAAAATTTCTTGCAACTTGGCAACTATTTCTTTGGCTAATGGGTTATTGCCGTCTTCGTCGTACTCGGTACTATCGTAGACGTTTTGGTTTAAAAATTCCCAGCTAATCTCTTCCCAGGAATTTAAGTTTTTCGAAATTTCGATATCATCAATCATGTTCATAATTTGCCCTTTCTTGGCTAATTGTTAACATTACAAAGTACCATAAACCTACGTTCCACCAAAACGGCAAATGGTCACAAAGAGTTATTTAACTTCATTTAAAGTTAATTGATAATAATCCGTGCTACGATAACCACCTTCCCCGTACACAGTGTGATTTACCTTTAGCACCATCTCTTTAAGTTTATCTCTGGTTTTCATAGTACCGAAATGTCTTGTAACGTAAATTTCCACTTTGTCGATATGGTCAGAATAAATAAATTCTGGATTTTCGCTATGTTTAATCCATGGTCTTGACATTTTTAATAACTCTATGTGATCATAAATGAAGTACCAATCTTCTGGAGTTTCTAAGAATTTTTCGGGTATCGTATCTACTTCGGGGTCGTAATGTTTAATTTCCACTGTAGTAGATTCGTGGTATTTTCTTCCAGAACCTAAGTTTAAAGGATCTTTGTAAAGCATTTCCCTAGTACATTGTTTTTTACAGTTTTCTAAAAACCATTGTAAATTGTTTTCCATAACTTTGCCTTTCACAATAAATAATTAAAAACTAGACACGCCCCGTAGAACGTGCCTAGTTGCTAGATTTTAAACGCCACCGAAAAACCAGATTTCGCTTGCTGGTTCTGCACTTTCGTCGGTGTCGAGATCGTCGACGACTTGGACGCAGTGGTATTTTTCACCTGTTGTTTTGTCGATCCAACGTGTGTAGCCGAGATTTGTATTTTCGTCTAACAGGTTAAATTTTTCTTGGTGTGTTAGATGTTTGTTACAGTAATCGGAAACAAATACGTTGGCTTCGTCGGAAAAAGAAGTAACCAAAGCCCACGTTGTACGATTTGGATATCGGCAAAATGATTGGTATAAAAGATCTAAATGTGTAATTTGCCGATCATTATAATTTCTTGTTTTTAAGGCTTGCAAGAAATTTTTGTTATCGAGAATACTGTCGAAAAACATAAAGCCATGATGCTTTAAACTTGGATCCTTAAACAAGCTGGATTGTAAAGTACGATTTATAATTAAATCTGGTTCCATAATATACCCTTTCTATGGTTGTTGTTAACACTATAAAGTGCCACAAAAAACGCAAGAAACAAAAGGCTAAGTGCTCTTGTGGAACACTTAGCCCTGTGCGGATATTAGGGTTGGATAGCCCTTAACTTGATAAAGGGAACACCCCATGTGTTAGAATTTCGACCATAGCCACCGTTCAGTAATGCCATAGTGCAGATCATTTCGGTCTGGCTGTGCGATTTATCTACTTTACGACAACTTTCCAAAATTTTGCCAAGACGACGGTCGCCGTCTACACCACGAATGTGCCAATTTTGGAACGTAGCCCGTGGACCGTTAGCTTTTCCGCCGTAGCCAAATGGAACAGGCTTTTCGGCTTGTTGGTCAACGGTGTCGACTGGAACAACTTCGACGTTGTTTTTGTCCCCACCTGCATTTTCATTGATCCAAGTAAGAACGTGTGCTGGAGTAAGTTCGTCTTTACCCCTTTCCAACTCGACTGGGATAGCCTTTGTTGGAGTAGCAGTTTTCAAAGAAACAAGTTTGTCTTGTTTTTTCTCAACTACCTTTTTCTTAGGTGTTGCCATGATAACCCCCTTTCTAAGAGTTTGGCGTTTTTTATGAGCTTTTGCTCACTTGCCCTAGCAGTATACAACAGGATTGTTCAAACACAAACCTTTTGTGTTCTAGCAGACAAAAAAGTAATCTGGGGTAAAAAGCCTTTATTGGCGGTTTTCTGCCTAAAAAAGAGTGCTTATAGATCACCGTACAGTAAGTCTTTCGTGTTTTTGGGTACTTACCTACCTTGCAAAAAATCATGTAAATCTTTGCTTTTTTAAAACTTTACCAAGAAAAAAAGGCTAGATGTTCTATGGAGAGAAGGGGTGCGAACATCTAGCCCTAAGTGTGCGACCATTCACAAGGGGACGGATATGGTCAGCTTGGTGTAGGAAACCATTTAAACTATTAAATCATTTTTTCAATATCTTTGCAAGGTTTTCGTCAATTTTACGAAGCTCCTCGCTCATGTTTCCAAACATTTCATCAAATTTATCTTTGTAATCGTTTCTTGTTTCTTCGGCAACGAAGTCTCGTGTTTCATCTTTTATGTCTTCTTTGGCTTCTTCGCAGGTTCGCCATACTAAGCGTTCAACTTCTTCCTGCAACCAATCGTCTTTTATAGAATCTTCGACTTGTTGTTTCAACCAATCACCTTGAATACTGTCATGAATATCTTTGTGCCGTGACGTAAGATCGTCGACTTTTTCCTGCAGAGCTTTTATCATTTCAAGTTGCTTGTCTAACCTGCTAGTAAGGTGTTCTTCTTGAGCCACTGTCGAGTCAACAAAAGTGGTTAATGTACTTTGGAAATCAAACATAGAATTAGCAAGTTCTTCTGCTTCTGGAGTTGGTGAAATAGACTCTTCTCGACCTAACTCGTCTCGATTTACCTTTCGACCTAACTCGTCTCGACTTGCAATGTCTGTACACACGGCATTGTCTTCTTCGTCTTCGCTTTCTGGAAATAACTTTGTCATTTGCTTACCTTTCTTACCATTGTAGCCCAAACCAATCGTCAGGGTGTTCGGAGAGTGCTTGTAAAGCCTCTGCCTCTATTGCCCTGTTCTTGTCAACCATTGAATATGTGCATTTTTCTTCTTCTTGAAAACCACACCCATACTTGACAAACTTTGCACTTGCTTCTTTGAAACTCATCAGCCGACCATTAATATCTTCGGCTTCGTGGAAAAATTCTATTTCGGTAGGCTCTCCACAAAACCTACAATGAACATCTGCCATAACAAACCCTTTCTTTGGTTGTGTAAAAGTGGTGCTGACTTGGTTCTACAGATTAACCAAAACAGTAGAACACCTGTAAAACCTTTGTGCCAAGAACGTCAGCATATCCTTGTTAACACGTTCTACTGCTTAACTTTATTTTATTATAAAACACTAAATTTTTCTTACAAAACACTTTTTAATCTATAGCCACAACATGGAAGCAAAAATACTCATGGTGCAGAAAATCCAAGCAAGCGTCAATCCATGCAAATCTACTTTGTACAAAAGAATACTTGGCGAAAGACAAAAGCTCAACGATATCAAAGTGTTAACCCATGTTAAGATTTCCATAGCTTGCTATCCAAAGTATAGATAGCTCACTATGAAAAAAGCATAAACAGAGCCTATGAATAGAACAAAAGTTAATGTTTCTAAAATAAATTTCATCAACGTCATTACACTGCCTCCCTTACTTTTTTCCTAACAGGTTGTAGAAAACCAGTAGTATCAATAACCACATCATTATGTAGAGCATAATGCTCCTCCCTACCGTCTTCGTACACCAACATCAAACGACTCCCATCTATTATGTAAATGGTTTTGTCACGATCTTTAGCAATGCGAGGATTGTTGCTCCTCACACCGCCAAAGGTATCATAATCAGCTTTTGTAAAATCTATGAACACAAGGTACGTTAGGTTCTGCAAAAGTGTTATGTCTAGCTCGATTGCCATAGGTTAGTGTTCCGAAGGGAGAAGCATAACCCCACCTTCGATCCAAAACGACCAAGTACCTGCTGGACAATCGGTAAAGTCAATGTGTTTCCACACACGAGTTTCACCGCTACCATCACCAAAACGAATGTCAGCTTCGTCGTCGATAACGTCAAGCTCAACACACGCAAAGTTTTGAATAGGGTAATCCCCCTCGTTGTTTTCGGGGTCATTGATGTAGGGTATAATCTCGGTAAGCACGATATCTAAAAACCAATAGCCACCGACTTTTTCTGCCCAATACTTAACACCATCTGTCAATGTAAGTTTTTCATTGCACATGGGTAATACATGAGCGTAGTAGTTTTCTGTACCCCAAAATTGGGCAAGTTCACTTTTTAGTTCTTCACTGCGTAAATCTGGCATAGCATTTCCTTTCTACAAAATTGCCTTACATATATATAATACTGTACAACCAAACAGAAACAACAAGTAATTGCTCTGTAAGATTAATGTTTTGTTTCTCTTATGAATTTTCTTAGAAAAATGGGCGTATCTTCTCCAACGTATGCTCCTTGCACGTTGTATTCAAAATACTCAACCGCTTGTTCTGCTGTCATACCATCTCTTTCAAATTTCATTAAAACTTTTTCTATGTCGTAGACTGCAACTAATTTTCTGAACTGCCAACCCAAACCCATAAAGGCTTCTTCGAGACCATCAGCAAGTAAAAGTCCTTCCTCTTCAATTTGTGGAAATTGATCTTTTAATTTATTAAGAAAATCTTCGTTTTCCATATCTGTTATCTCTATATTCATTACAGGCTTGTTGGTACTTTTTCCATCTTCTGAGAACAAAGAGACCAGCCTGTAATCGAGCCTCTTCTTCCTCAGTGTTACCAAACCGAAACATCTTTAATGCTTTGGTCATGTTTCTTATAGCATACTGTGATGCGTTGTACCCTACAATACCACACGCTTCTTCCATGTTCATAACTTTACCTCCAGTTTTGTTCTATTTTATCTCTGTGTAACTCTTCCCACATAACTTCTTCTAAATATTTCTGCATTATAAAAAGGTCATCGTGTGACAGCCTCTTGTTTGTTACATCACGTTCAAAGTTTCCCGTTATCATCCCAAACATTTTACCATCTCGGAGAAAATTTCTTGATGTACGCACTTTCTTCGTTGTCGAACGGATAGTCATCTGTTGCCTCCCATACTGTTTTAGTTGCTAGACCAAGAGGGTCTATTTCATCAATAGTTAAAACCCTAATTATCCTATATTTGTAATCATTAACCCCTCCTTTGAATCCCATATCATGTCCAATGAGGGCATTGTGTACGGCTTCTATTGTCATGTCACCTAGATGTGTGTCATCGTATTGATATTCTGCTTCAAACTTTTGATGTACTTTTTCTTGTCTTTCTCGCCATTGTTCTAAACCTCCATCAATCCACTTTTCTAAATCGCTCTCGTGTCCATGCAAGAGAACACGCCTTTTGGTGATCAAGCCAAAACATTGAACAGTTGCAAGGTATGATTTTTCTACACTTAATTGCATATACTTCACTCCCGTAAAAACTTTTTCATGAAACTAGGTGTTGGTCGTTTAGTCCACCTGCAAAAATCTGCTTTTGTGTGCTGATAGTATTGCCTGTATGCGTTGACTGTATCCTGTGGGTCTTTGTATTCTTCTGGCATACATTGTGGCGGAGCACTCAACTCATTGTGTGTATACAAGCTATGATCAGTGCTATCGGGTATATCTTTTGGTGGGTATTTGATTTTGTTGAGAACAGCCTCACACGCATGAATTTTGTCGTAGCGATATGTGTATTCTTGGCACAGGGCAATACCGAAATCCCAGAGCCACCTGTAGTTAAGATAGAAGTTTCCTGCCCATAACGTACAAGGATGTTTGGCATGAACAGGTTTGTATGGTGCGTCACCCCCGTATCGGTGATGCACAGTGCAGAGCATTTGCGTTGTTTCTAACGGCATCTTTACAACGTGCTTGTCGCAATGAAGCTCAACACATTTTTGTATGTCGGGGTCTAAGTAAAATATATTCACAACTGTACCCTTTCTGCGGTATGTTACTTTTTTATATTATAACATATAAAAATTTCTTACAAAAAACTTTTTAATCTTTATCTGAGTCGGGCATGGGGTTATCCGTACATACCCAGTCAGCACCTTCTACGTCTATTACTTCTTCGCAATCCCAGTTACCTGCAAGCATTTGTTCTTTTGCTTTTTCGTAAGAAGATGCTGTGACAGTAACTTCGGTAGTTACAACTTCACTAAGCTCAAACTTAAATTCTTTTTCTGTTTCACTCATCGTTTTCCTCTCTTTCCTCATAATAAAAAACAATGCTTGGCATTACATCACCTAGCTTTTTATTTTTAATTTCTTCCAATTCTTTATCGGTTAGCATATCAGCAAATGCCCAATTAGTATGTCCATACTGAGATTGGCAAATGTCATCTATGTCTTCAGTTATATCTTTACTCATCGTTCGTTCCTCCAATAACAGGAATAACACCACCTAATTCTCTGATTGCCTTATCTGTCTCTGGTTTAATTTTGTCGGTATATGCAAAAGAATACGCTCCTGCATCATTGCCTTCATCATCTTTCATGGCGAACAAAACCGAACCATTATCCAGATAAATTTCAAGTGGTCTGTTGCTCCAATACTCTTCTTTTTCCATGTACTGCACATGAGTTATTTTAGCCCCGACTAAAATAGGCTTAATCTTTTTCAACCATCTTTTTTCTATTTCTTTACTGCTCATCGTCTGTCTCCTCATAATAAAAACCTTCTACATCAAACGAAATAGGATTCTCCGCATACTCAGATGTATCCGACAACACAGTGCCTTTTTCTTTGAAAAACTCAGCTATCTCACAATCTGAGGCAAGATTGTCCTCATCTAAATAATCAGACATAAGCTTGTCCTCTTCGTGTCCGCCTTCTGGTATTTCAAAAACTCTTGTTCTAATTTCGTTAACTTTAATTTTCATTATCGTCTCCTTACACCCACACGACTTTGTATTTAGAAATAAAACGGTTATCAGGCGATAGATAACCCCCATCATCTAGATGAGATAAATCATCCTTAACTTCTTCCCAATTCTCAATGTGTTGTATTGGAATTAATCCTGCTATAGAGAAACAATGATCTCTGAGTGGCACATCCCCTACTCCAACTAAGTCTTCCGCTTCAAAATCCTCAGTCATCCAAGGCACGAAAAGGTCTTCTCGCAATTTAATTACTTTAGTAGTCATTACGCTCTCCTTTCCAGATGTGTTTGTTAATAATTTCTAGAGTTTCTTCTGGCGTTTGGGGGTCGCCTAGATATGTGTATTTATCATTCGCAGTTGAGTAACCTTGTTCTTCCCACAACTTTGCTTGTTCCTTGGCTTCTTCATGTTGCTCTTTATCGTGAAAGTGTTGAGTCCACCCACTGTCCTCATGTATAATTGCCATATATAATTTCATGTGCTTACCCTTTCTACGGTTGCTACAATAATTATATTATATATGTAATGTAATTCTAACCAAACATATTTTGGTCATTTAGATTAAAAGAAACCTTCTTGTGATCTCGACTTAGCGTAATCTTTACTTGTTTCGTATGTCTCATTGTTTCTTCTGAGCCAACCTGTTCCAAATGTTTTAAACAAGTGAGTAAGAGAACGGTAGAAATTTTCTCTTTTTTCTTTCATTACCTTTAAAAGTTCCAAGTTGTCATAAACTTTTACTTTACCAAGAGTCATTGGTCCCATAACACCATCAACTTCTGCACCGATTGATTCCTGTAATGCACAAACAGCTCTCTTTGTCCCACTGTTTACCGCCCAGTCAAACACACATAAATCTAAACCAGAGGGCAAATCATCTGCCTTTACTCTATCCCAATAATTCTTACGGTAAATTTCAGCAACGTGTTCTTTTGGTATGTCACGCATTTCTTGTTCGCTTACCTCTTTACCTAAGAACTTTTCGTACACTTTTTTAGTGATACCCATGTTTGTCATTCCTCCAGGATCTTCTGGGTGATTAACAAACCCACCTTCGTGTTTTAAAATTTTTTCTAAACAAGATTCAAAGTTTTCCTTCATGTCGCCCCTCATACGTTAAAACATCACGGTAAAAATCAATCGTTTCATTCACAAGTGTATGGATAGTTAACAAGTGCCTTTTGTCTTGTTGCTGACTTAACACTTCTTGTCTAAGTTGTGATTCAGCTTGCTCTAAATGATAAACTGCTTCTGACAATGAATCAACGACTGTTGGTTTCTTCATCAGTTGTCGTTTTGGTTCCATAATAAATTCCTCTTTTAACTTTCATTTCAAACTCTTTTACCAAACCTTCTACACTTTTTATCATGCTTATCACCTTAGTTACCTCCGAATTTTTTTGGCTTGACTGTGTATCGGTGTGACCAGGATTTACCTTTACGGCGTGTTTCTGCATTCCCATACGGGCTTTTTCTAAATTTATTATAATTTGCTCAAACTCTTGCAACATATCAAAACTTAACCTCAGCTAAAGGTTTCTTTGCCTCCCCCCAACTCTTACCAAACTCGGCATCAACAACAGAGGGAACTTCTAAATCCACACAGGTTTCCATAATTTCTGTAATTTGTCGAGCTTGTTCTTCGCTTTCGACAGAAATATCAAGTTCATCATGCACCTGTATCATAGGGAGTATACCATTTTTTTGGAGTGCAACCATAGAAGCCTTCGTTTGGTCAGCGGCTGACCCCTGTACAAGTTTGTTGAGGGCTTTGTAGGTAAAAGCTCTTTTTATACTTGGTCCATGCTCGGCATATGCATCTTTGTATGTTTGCGGTTTAAAACTCCCATACTTGGTTGGTTCCCATTTGTCAAACCTGCATTTTCTCCCCAACAATGTTCTTATAACACCCTTATGGTTGGCTCTGTTCATTGTGTAATCGGCTAATTGTCTTACAAAAGGTACTTTGTCGTGATACTCGGCAAATAGTTCTTTGGCATCATCAACCTCTAAATCTAGTTGGTTAGCAAGTTTTCTTGTCCCCATACCATAAAACAATCCTAAGTTGATATCTTTCGCTTGTTTACGAGGAACACCCACAATGTCCGCCGCCATCTGGTGAAAGTCAGTCCGTGCATCTTTGGCATACTGCTCGGCAAAATCTATTGCACCTTTAAATTCTAACAATTTCGCATAGTGAACAACAATGCGTGGTTCTTGGCTACTGTAATCAAATGCTCCCCACACTTGGTTTTCTTCGGGTAAAAACAAACTGCGTATCATTGGTCCTAACTCAGCGTGTCGGGCTGGAATTTGCTGTAAGTTAGGATTGCTGTAACTAAACCGCCCTGTGATTGTACCGCCTATGTCACTTCTTAAACTGTGTGCTTCGGCATGAATTCTACCCTTATGTTGGTGGCGGAGTATTGTGTCGATAAAAGTTGTTCTAGCTTTGTTATATTCCCTAGCCTTTACAATCATACGTGGTAACTCATGCTCATGATTAGTAAGAAAACTTTTAGTAAAACTCGGTGCTTCTGTTTTTTCTGTATAGTTATACTTCAAACCAGCAGAATCAAAGGCTTTGGCTATGCTCACAGCCGCCCATAGATCAACATCTACAGAGTATTGCTTTTTTATGGTGTGGAGTATCGTGTTTTCTTTTTCCTGCAAATCTGCCTTTAGCAGTTCGGCTTTTTCTAAATCAACTCTTACACCTTTTTTCCGCATTAAAATTGTGGACTGTAAAACATCTAACTCTAGTTTAAAAATATCTTCAACATTTTCCTCGATAATTAAGCCTTTGAATCTTTGCCACAATCGTAAAGTGATAGCGGCATCTTGCTCTGCATACAACCCTACATACTGAGCTGGTAGTTTATACATCTCGCTTTTTGGGTTTACTCCAAACTCTGCGGCGGCTTCTCGTAACTCGGTTTCTTGTTTACGTTCGTTAAGGTAATCTTTTGCCAATGCGTTCAAACTATAGCTAAATCGGTTTTCATCAAGTAAGGCACTAACTACCATTGTGTCAACAATCCTGCCCTTTACCTCGATATTTTCACAGAGCAACCACCCAACATCATAACTTGCATTATGAAACACATAATCACGGTCTACGCTTACAACATCTCGTAACCATGCAAAAGTTCGCTTGGTGTCTAAATTACCGCCGTTTTCATGTCGGATAGGAAAATACCATTGGTTGCCTTCAACTGCGACAGCGATACCAATAATATGACCATGATTTGTTGCCCACCCAGAACCTTTTTGCAGTAATCCTGGATCATATGTTTCGAGGTCAATACAAACTTCTTTATATCGGCTCAAGTCTGGAAAACTATCGGGGCAGACCCATTCGCTCTGTGGCATAAACATTTTAAGTTGCATTGGTTAAAACTTTCATAGACATTTTACAGGAACAATGAGGCCATCTGTTTTTTAGGTTTCGGTATGTAAGGTATTTTTCTTCTTTCCCACAGGCACAGACAGCTAGGACTTTTTCATCAAGTTTCTCTTCTTCTTTCGGCATTCACCGTACCTCTCATTACCATTTCTGCTTCGACCAAAAGAAGATACCTGCGTAAGTCACGAATGTCATCCATAATACCATCACTGCTTGCATCATTCGATATAGCAGTAAAAATATCATAATTATCATTTTGAACTTGGTTTTCGATACGATCCCACTTTCGAGCAAGCATCATCATTGCACCAACGCCACCACGCTTTTTCCAACTATCTGCATACGATTTTTCAGCTTCGTGCAAAGCAAGTGAGTCTTGGTTGCATAGCTCCATAACTTTTTCTATTGTAGGACTATATACGTTTGCCATTCGGTTTTCTCCTTTCGAGCCATTCTTTACAAGCAAGTCTCCAATCTGCGGCTTTTATGTCCATAGCACACAAATAGGCTTCGTCATAATTTTTATCTTTCCACGCCATATACATATTGTGCATTGGTAAACCTACTTCTTCGAAAACTGTATTGTCGTAGACGTAATTTAATTTCTTTTCGGTCATCTTTTCCATTGCGATTATTTCAGAGCAAAACTTTTCTGCTTCTTTTAAAAAGGTTGACGGCTCATCAACTAATGGGTATGGCACTAATCCTCTTGTCTTGTAAGCATCATAGTCAGGTTGCATATCGACAAGTTTTTCTAGCGTATCAAAGTAAGCATGAAGGTTATTGGTAAATTGTGTGTAAATACCAATCCCTGCGTCGATAACAGAAGCCATATATTCCTGTAGCATACTCATATGTACTGCGTTTGCTCCGCACATACCCCAGATTAAATCGTTACTTCGGTTGCATACTGTCATATCGAGCCTGTTTTTTCTTACCGAAAAGTATATGTGAGTGTTGCAGGGGTGATCTTTACCTTTGTTAGAATCTGTAAGGTCGAAGGTAGGATCCCACATTGTTACCACTGCTCTTCTATCGTTTTCGTATTCTATTAATCTTTGGCAAGCTATTTCTATTTGGTCTTTGTCGAAGTGGTTTCGCCACCTATATCCATACGCACCATTGAAAATTTCACCGTCGTCGCTATACTCTGCCATTCTTTTGTTATAATTTTGTATCCATGCAAGATCGTTACGACCTGCTAACATCCATATACTTTCTAAAAAATGGAAAACAGGGTTGGCATCTCTCTGTCTGTAGAACAAAACTCGCCTTGTTGGTCTGTTAAATGTTACGGCAACAGGTGATGGAATTTCGTAAGCTGTTCCATTTCGAGTTTCTACTCTGTCACCATTTTCTAACACTTCCTCTTTTAAAACATACAGAGCTTCGTTTATGTCTTTGAAAGAAAACGCCGTCACACCCCTATGTGTGCCTAATTTACCATTTAATTGTGTAGTCATTTGTTAATTTGCCTTTCTTTGCCGTTTTAAGCCTTATACAGTGATCTTTTATTGTTTTAGCTACCCTACCCTACAAGCACTTAGTTCTGCTTATCTACGTTGCTTATATTAGCTAAAAAAGTGTTGCCTGTTTCTCTGCTTGCAATACTCCTACCTCTTTTGGCTCTACATTGAAATATTTTAAAGTTTCCACACAGTTTAATTGAGTTGTTAAATCTGGTGTTCCTTTTGGTAAGGAATTAACAGGGTCAGTGACAAGTTTTACATACTCACTTGCTACGTTTACCATGTGAAATTGCTCGATAATCTGTAAATTAGTTTCTCTCACTCGTTGCCAGAAAACGTGATCATTTAACGCACCGTCAACAATTTCAGCAAATTGTTGTGGTGAACTACTTTTAGGTATTTCAATGAAGTTTTCTCCAGGAGTGAATATCTTACTGTCTTGCATACCCCAATCAGTTGCCATAGGAACAGTACCATTAATTATAGCTTCTATAGTTGTGCGGTTAAAATGAGAACCAAACTTACGATACTTGTCACTAAAGCTAGGGTCTATTTGTACCTTTGCTGTTTGAAGTAACTTATACACATTGTCATTCGGAACAGCTCCTAAATGTTTCATGCCATGACGCAAAGCAATATCCCAAATACGTTCTCCTTTTTCAAAATACTTCGGCTTGCATTTATCCTTGCTTGTCATGTAACGAAACTCTATACCCAAACCACCAAGTGTTTTCTGTTCTTGGTTTTTCATGTGGGGTATTGCTCTTATTAAAGTATCAACACGTTTCCAGCCTTTGAATACCTGTACTGCACAAAAACCGCTTCTTTGTTCAAAGTTAGAGTTACCGTATATGTCGTTTTCAAGTTGCTCCAAGTCAAAATCGAAAGGGTTTACAATCAGCTTTCGGGGTATGTCGATTACATCTGCTGAACCCATAGCGGATTCATGAACACAAACCATAGCATGAAACTTATCCGAAACATGAAGCAAATGACAGTTGCGTTCTCTTAAATTACCATCATGTATTATTGCTATGTTTTTGCTCCCATGATCGTAAAGCTCTACCCACTCTTGAACATTTTTGTTTGGAGCTGTTAGAGCAGGAACAGGCAAGTGCCACAACACGGCATCATACTTACTGCATTTTTCTAGCCACTTTTTTCTTGTGTACATATCTCGATAGCCTACTCTTGGTACACCCATCCATCCTCGTTTCTGGTGGTAGGGGTATCCTGTGCCAACAGTACGATACTCTTCCATATCTTTTCGTGGTCGATTGCTTTGTGTTGTCGAAAATTGCGGAAGCAACGAAACAAAATCAACTTCATGCCCAAGTGCTTTTAAACCTTTTGCAAGATATTCGGCGTGGTTCATTATCCCACCATAATCTTGAATATAGTGTATAGTCATTAAAAATTTCATTAGTCAATCGGTCCTGCTACAAAATTGTGATTAGATACTAAGTCAGGATTGTACTTTGATCTAGGTCTACCCTCGTTTAACAATACTCGTTGGTATTTATCCCATTCACACAAACTATGCTCTATAACACGCATATCAATTTCGTTTTTAGGAACATGATCACCTGCAAAAGCCTCTGCCCAACTTAACAAATGGTTCATCTCGTCGTTAAGCTGACTCATAGGGTATCGTTTTTTGAGTGGTCTGCCATGTAACCTATTTAAACCTCTCCTTGCTCCTGGTCCTGCGTTCGCCCACCTGTAACGGTCTTGTGCATCTTTAAGAACAGGTGTGTTGTTTAAATCTGTTACAACTTCATACGCCATAAATCCGCCACCACCCCAACCATTGTAATTGGCAAAGTGTTCATGTGTGTGTTGTAAAGACTGCGAACACTTGGCGACATTTGCTATCACTTCTCGATTTTCCCATATTGGTTTAAGAAAAAGATCCACAACAACTTGCGATTTTGGTAAAGTCAAACCCCTGTTTGGAATTATGTAAGCTCCTGTAAAAGTTTTTTGACGTTGAGATAATCGAAGCTCTATAATTTCTTTTGTTTTTTCTGAGTCCCAAGTGCCATTCATGTCATGAACCCACCCGTGATGTTCGGCAAATTCTGGTGTGCCAACCATACGGAACAAACAACAGTTGAATATAATTTCTCCGTGTGGTCTGTTATGGTGTGGCTTAGTCCAATTTTGTCTCATCCATATTGTGTCTCTATCGTTTTCACGAAAAGGGTTTGTAAATTTATATTCTTGTAGTATGGGGTCATCTGTCCAAGGAGGAGGAAGATTTTCCTTACGCTTTTGATATATTGCGTGTCTTTCGTTTATCCAATAGTAAAATTCTTGGTATTTTTTCAATGTAGCGTCAGGAAGGTTTGTCATCATTAAACTCCTTCATATACGTTGTTAGCTTTTGTGTTCTAGACTCTACACTTTCCAACCCTTCTAAACTCATGCGTATAGATTCATCAATACTTGCGTATTGCTCTTCTGCCATGTCCTCAGGATACATAAGTTCTACCGCTTCTTTTTTTACGGCTAAGTGTATGTCTTTCATACTGCCTTTTGGCTCTAATTGTTTGAGCCTGTGCAAAGCCTCTCGTACTGTTTGGCTACGAATGACAACAAACATATTTCTATAACGAATTGTTCCCTCACGAATTGGAGGTTTATCTACAAGTGGTTTGATACGAGTGTACCAATGTATCTGTACTACTGCCATAACCATGATTCCTTTCTATAACCATTTAGTTTTTTTATTATAAAACATTTGTGGCTCAAAACATACTTTTATTTTATCTATATAAAAGATTGTGGGGAGTCGAAACTCCCCACATTATTCAAGCAGCTCTTGCGTATTCAACTGCTTTTTGCAATGCCTTTGTCTTACGACTAGCACCAGAGCCAAACCAAGCGGAGTGCAATGTATTGTCACGAGAGTTACCTCTTCCTTGGTGATCAACAACGTATGTCACACCGTTTAATGCTCCCCACCATGTACCTCTTGCCGACTGTAATCCAGCTCCAGGACTTGTTTCGATTGCTTCAAGAACACTATTAGCTGAGTGCTTTAGTTCATCACGCAACGGCGGTAAGTTATCTTGGTGCGTTGCTTTGCCACGTTCCAACAGTATGTTAGGTTGAAACAACTCAGCAACATAATTAGTAACCTGTATGTCTGTTGCTTTTTTACTGCTCAAGAAATTAGCTTGCTCAGTAAAGGTTTTCATTTGTTTGTCGCTCAAACCAAGTGCTTCCTCTGCGGCGTTCATAATTTCTTCGTCGAACATTTGTAAGTGCAACACTCTAAATTTCTGCCCTGATTGGTTCAACGCAAGAGTAAGTGTGTTGTTGCATACAACTCTTATAGGAGTAAACATAATGCTCAAGGCTTTTCCTGCTTTGTGGCTATTATTTAATAGTAAGTAACCTTCTATTTCGTCGCCTCCTGGAAGAGTAAAACCATCTCGCAACTTAGCCAAACCCCAAATTTCTCTGCCTTCCTTTAAACTACCTGCTGTTTCCATTTGCATATCACCAGCTTCAGTAAACTTTTTAAAGAACGACATAACCTCTTTGTTTTGAAACGGTACATAGTTTTCACCGCAATGTGATAAAACACTATTGTTATCGTCTCGCATCAAAAAGTAATGGTCAGGAACCATAACTAGTGAATCGAGGTCAGGTTTAAAAATGTTTGGAGCATTTTCCGTTGCGGTGTAAGCTCTGCGTTTTGTAACTGTCCAATTTAACCCTGCTTCATCTGCCATTTGGTCGGGGGTCATATCGGTACTAACTTTTTTTCCTAGCCCATGCCAAGGGACTTGTCCTGCATAAGCCATAGTTTCTACTGCGTGTGCCATAAAACTTTCTCCTTCTATAGCGGTTAGCTTACAGGCGGTGCTGACTCAACTTCAAGAGGTTGAGGCTCCCACACTTCCTGTAAAGGTAAATTTTGCCAAACTTCAATAGGTATGTCTAAAAAAGCACTTTCGCCTTGCTCATTTAAAACCACACGACAACGCATTTCTACGTCATTGTGAACGAGGGCAAATGTGATTGGGTATAACACACCCGACTCAACTATTTTTTCTAAACGCTTTACATCAATTTGGCGGTTAACATCATTAGTTTCTGCTTGTTTAGCGGCAGACACCAATGCATCTTTTGTAAAGTAACGTATTTTGTGCATAAACTACTCCTTTTAAATACACATTTATATTATACAACAAGTTTTAAAAAAGAGTTTATGTATTTGCTCACCTAGGAACATTATAACCTCCCGAAAACATAGGGTGAACAAGATGTAAAGAATGTTTGGAACGTGTTAATCCTACATAAAATACTCTTGCTTCATCTTCTTTTTCTGTTTCTGAATACCGCCACTGACTGTTAGAACGCCCTGTTGTATCTGTCAATAACAACACATTGTCTGCTTGAGCTCCCTTTGCTCTATGTATCGTAGAAATTGTAATGCGTGGATCTGCTGTTAAAACCTCACCCTTACGCAAACAAGAACTTATGTACCGTTTATCTCGTTCTGATATTTTACCAAGTGCTAAATCCCAAGGAGCAGAGGTTAGTAACCCATGATCTTTTTGTAAATCTTCTAAACTAAAAAATGAATCATCATCTACACCTACCATACTTTTAAATCCATAACCAACTTGCTTATGTAAAATCATTTGTTCATACACACGTTTTACCTCATCCAAATGCAATCGCTTACCATCTCGTAATTTTTCCCACAAAACAACTGCCTGTAAAACTTTACTGTCTGAACTTCGGCTTGCATCATAACGATACAGTATTCCTCTTTGCCTTACCTCTTCCTCTAATTGGTTTGCTCCCCGTGTGGTGCGAGAAAGCAAGAGCCAATTACCTTCATCCATGTTTACCGCTTCGCTATGCCTATGCCATTGAACATAGCCTTCTTCATCTCTTGGGCTAAATTGTTTCGGGTGTCGGTGAATAACTCTTTGTATAAGTTTTTGACTCATAGTGTGATGTTTAGCTGGGATACGATAACTTTGAGAAAGCACCTGTATATCACCCTGCAAACCAAGAAACTTTTCTATATCTGCCCCTGCCCAACGGTAAATGGCTTGATCATCATCACCTGCGATATAAACATGATTTGCTTTTTGAGCTAGAAGTTTTACCATTTCCCACTGTATTGCTGATAAGTCTTGTGCCTCGTCTATGATAACAACCTCTAAACGTGGAGCTAGGTCAGCCTTTACAAAATGTATCAACATATCGGCGTAATCATGAAGACCGTATGTTTCTTTGTAGTGTTTTAAACCTCTATCTACATATTCTAAAACACGCCAGTCAGCTTTGTATCTTACTCTGCTTGCGTTATAAATTTGTCTCAACGGAGTGCGAGTAATACGAGATATATTTATTAACTCTAAATACTTATCACCGTAGCCTATATCTTTAAATGGTCCATGATCACTTTCTCTAGCAAAAAAACTTCCTATCTTTAGCCATTCGCTGACTGTTTCGTAGTGCTTACGAGTCATAATTTGGCTTCGAGTGATACCCATAGAAGAGTATGCTAAGGAATGTAGTGTGCGAAAGTACGGTAGATCTTCTGAACTTAGATTAAAACGCTCCATTGCCCTATGCTTGGCTTCTATGTTTGCCCTGCGTGTGAAAGCAAAATAACCAATTCTATCGGGGGGAACACCTTGCGACAAAAACTTTTCTACTGTGCGTATACTTGTTTCCGTTTTACCTGTTCCTGGTGGTCCAAGTAAAATGTTCACTAAAGAATTTCCTTATCCCCACTTAGCGGTGGTAAATCAAACGGTATATCTTCTTCTACGATTTCTTCGTCGTTAAAGAAATTTGTCGGTAAACTCCACACATGAACCCCTTTCCCTTTTACTCTCCAAAATGTTTTTTCAGCTTCGATATCCTGTAATTTTAAAGTTATTTTGTTAGAAGTATAGTGAGTAAAGTCGTTGGCGGATAAATGTTTCTTCAAATCTTTTACCTGAAAATAAACACGATCTTGATACCAAACAGATATACCTTGTAATATGTCTTCTTTTTCTACGCCCTTTGCTCTTTCTGTACAAAAACTATTCAACAAATCTTCAAACTCACCCGACAACGTAGCATCTGGTGGTACTTCAACAATGGTAAGGTTATCTAACAATGTTTGTATTCTTGTTTGCCACGCTCTTTGGTTTACCGTAACAGGGAATTTATTTATTTGTGACACACAATCTTTTTGAAATTGCTGTTGACTAATTAACCCCTGTGTTGAAAGTTCAACACGGAGCTCATCTACGTTTAATATCCATATTGGTGGGTCGCCATCTATCTTTGTAAGACTACTTAGCTCGCTTGAAAGACCTCCACTGCCAACACCATATTTACGAAGTTTACATACTTCTTTATTACAGAATGGTTTTATTGGTTGGTCTTCACATTTATAAAAATAATCTTTTTTGTTTAACTGCTTTATCACTGCCCCTACTTCGGAATGGCTAAGTGGAGGCGACAAAAAATCTGTGTTGTATTTCTGTACAAGAATTTCCCAACCATCACTGTTGTACATTCTTGCATAAACACCCAAGTTAAACAGTGCGTTGTTTCTACTGCCCTCTGCAAAACCTTGATTACATAAATGTTCTAAACACGGTGGTCCTTCTTCTAATTTTACCTTTTTACTTTTTAGAAACTGGAAATCAAGTTTATAAAACTTACTTGGTGTAATCTGACACAACTTAGCAAACTCAATAAACTCACTTGTTGATAGTGTTTCACCCTCGTTATCAAAAGCATAGCGAACTGTACGCTCACCACTTTGATAAGGCATATTTAAAAAGTTTCCTGTGTCTCCTCTATTTACCAGGATTGCAGTTTGCTTCGGGAATATTTCACTGTCTGCATACCCTAACGAAGATGCAAGGTCAGCCATACTGCTTTGCATCTCGCTTGCAGGTATAAACTCACTTACAAACACCCAAATGTGAGCTCCGCCCGATTTACTCCTGCCTACCACTGCTGGGATTTTATTTTTCTTTAGCTTTAAAATTAAATCTTTGTGGTTAACTGTGTAACTGTCAACATCTATCGCACCCCACTTACAGTTATTTTCACTGTTTATAGGGATAATACCTAATCCTATTTTACCCTCTAGATGTTGTTGCCAGAGCTCTACCGTTGGTGGCTCTCTTAAAACTTTTGCTTGTCCTTGTTTTTTACCGTCTGCTCTATCCGCACCATTTACTTGAAAAGTACCATGAGCAATATCGCTACCTTCGAAAAGGTCAAAAAATTCTTTGGCTAAACTTTCCATAAAGCCCCCCTAAAGAAATGGGGTAGAGTTTCCCCTACCCCAAACACCTACATTACAGAAGTATCATCTTCAACAACAGTGCTTTCGCCACCATCATCTTTACCTTCTACCTCACCTGCTAACACACTTTTACTGAAAGAAACTCCTTCTTCAAAAAGCGATTGGTCGTCTTCGTTGGATAAATCAAGCCTACGAACCATACTGTGATTCCAACCAAACCAAGAGCCTTTATCGTTACTTTCGGGAACAGTGGTTAGTTTCCAAATGTGAGACATCATAGGCAAAATAAACAAACCATTTTTGCCACGCTCTTTTAAAGATTGCATTTGCGTATTCCAACGCCTTGCTTTCTTTAACTGAGTACTGCTCATTGTAATGATTGCTTTTGTATACCCTTCGTCTGGGTCGAGCAACATAACAAAGAACTGAGCTGTATTTGTCAATGTGTTACCATTAGGCAAAATATCCTGCCCACGATCATTTTTGGTGGTTGTTTTTACAATCGGGTCTGTTGGATCATAACTTGCAACATACCCACCACCGTTTTCACGGGCAACCCATTCAACAAAACGTCGGTTATAGTGACAAGGTATACACTCCAAACCTTTTTCACCATCATACACTTTATTTAGCACAGTATTATAAAGCATACCTGCTTCTGCACCTTCTACGTATGCACCTTCTCTTTTGTTTACCTGCGGACTTAACTGAGCAAGTATACGAAGAAAAGGTATTTGGTAATCGTCAGTTTGGGTTTCACTAAACCCTGCACCTTGAAAATCTTCAAAAGAAGTAGCAAGGGCGATCTGATTTTGAGTCTCAGAGACTTTGGTTACATCTTTGGTAGCCATACATCACCTCTTTTTGGTTATGGTAGCCTTTTCGCCAATAAAAAGACTAAATTTATCGTCAGGCAAAAGATTACCTTTTTCTGACTCGGTACGGTAGAACGCTTTTAGCGTCATTGGCTCTACCCACTTTTTATTAGAGGGCGACATTCCTCGACCCTCTAAATCATGTAACAGGTCGTTAGCATCACGTTCTTGACCTCTTACAAAATTCACTGTAACTTGGTTTTTAATTAAGTCACCAAAGCCGTTTTTGTTTAACCAATCAAAACACTCGTCTTGTTTATCTTTAGGTATGGTTGCACTGTAAAATGTTTTTACGGCAATTTTACTATTGTCTTCTAATGTGAACTCACGAATGTTATGTTCTAACATAGCCGCAGGAAGTTGGTCTTCAGCTATTTCACGGTGTTCACGCTTTATTCGCTTTAGCTCATCTTCTAAATCTTTTATGCGTTGCTCTAATGTTAACTGTATATTAGCAAGTTTACTAACTCTGCTTATGCCTTGCTCTGTAACAGTTGAAAGTTCTTCGGCAACATTTTCAAAACTACTCACTTTTACCTCCTAACTTTTGATTTAAATTTACTTCGAGTGGATAATACTTTTGATCGAGCCTATCCCACTTTAGCATTTTAAAATAACCTCTGTTATTCTGTGCGGCGAGAGCACCTGCAATAGCAATCCCAGCAGGATCACCTGCTAATAATAAATAATCGTCGTCGGAAAACTTCGACAAACTTCTTACCATACGCCTTATCGTAGGCTGAGTACTAAAACTTGCCTGTTCCTTGGCTGGTAATAATATTTCAAGGTCGCCAAACTCAGAGGCATCTGAAACATCACGACCTCGCATTTCTTGAATTATAAAAACCGTCATGGCTTTCTCCCCATGCTAATAAGTTATATACAATGCCATACTAAAAAGCATAAGCAAAGTTAATTTTTGTCTGTTGTTAGTTCATAGAACTTTTCGTACACCTGTTTTTTGTTCCCTCGAAAAACAATAGAATCTGCTGTTTTTCCAGTTTCAGCATCTTCTCTTGGTACATTGCACTTGTAACACCGACATACCGTAGAGGCTCGTGGAGCATCATTTACATCTAGCATACAAACGTACTTTAAATCCTTACAAATATTACATTTTGGTTCTTCCATACGACTACCTTTCTAGTTTTCTATATAGATGTGCTAGTGGGGAAATCAGCTTTTATTTTTTTACTAACTTTTGAGTCCCCATCAGCGGAAAATATATTGTATATTGTATATTATAAAACTGTAAAACTTTTTCACCTTAAAACCTCCACTATAACATCTATATAGTAAAGTTAAGAAAAGATAAAAAAAGTATAGTTTTATATTACAATATTTGTTAAGTTTAAGCAATACAAACCCTATCAGAAAGAGGGCAACGTGAGATATAAATTTAAACTACAACCATATGAGCATCAACTCGACGCTCTCAAAAAGTCCTGGAATAAAGAATACTTTGCTTTGTTTATGGATATGGGTACTGGTAAATCAAAAGTATTGATAGATACAATGTCAATACTTTACGACAAAGGTGAAATATGCACAGCAATGATAGTTGCACCAAAAAGTGTGTATAGAAACTGGTTGAAAAAAGAAATACCAACCCATATACCAGATCATGTTGACTACACGGTCGTTGCGTGGTCACCAGAAAAAACAAAGAAAAAAGAAACAGAACTGGCAACCCTGTTTGCAGACAACGAAGATTTAAAAATATTTTTGATGAACGTAGAAGCGTTAAGCACAAAACGAGGCTATGAATTTGCACAAAAATTTGTGTATTCAAAAGAATGTTTGTTGGCAATAGATGAAAGCACAACAATCAAAACTAAATCTGCTGCTCGTACAAAAAACCTTATAAAGCTAGGTAAAGAGGCAGTTTTTAGAAGGATACTTACAGGTTCACCAATAACAAAATCACCACTTGATTTGTTTACGCAGTGCGAGTTTTTAAAAGAAGAAAGCCTACGACAATCTAGTTATTGGGCGTTTCAGAATAGGTATGCAAAAGTTTTGCGTAGGAACGTCGGCACACATACATTTAATCAAATTGTTGGGTATCAAAACCTAAACGAACTCAATGCAATCATAGAACCATTTAGTTTCCGAGTACGCAAAGAAGATTGTTTAGACTTGCCCGACAAAGTGTACACACGCAGAACAGTAGAGCTAACGAAAGAACAAGAAGTTGCCTATGCAACACTCAAAAGTTCTGCTTTGGCTATTATCGAAGGCAGTATGGTAAGTGCAAATACTGTTCTTACACAAATACTACGCCTACAACAAGTATGTAGTGGATTTGCAAATATGGACGACGGTACGGTAAAGCAAGTACCCACTAACAAAATGCCAGAATTGTTGTCGGCAATCGAAGAAACAGAAAGCAAGGTTATTATTTGGGCTAACTTTACACATGATTTGTTAAGTATAAACAAAGAGTTAAGTAAAAAGTACGGAGAAAAAACGTGTGCTTTGTTCTATGGACAAACATCAGCCGAAGAACGCCAGAACATTGTTGAAAAGTTCCAAGACCCTGATAACCCACTCAGGTTTTTTATAGGGCAACCAAGAACAGGTGGGTATGGGCTTACTCTTACCGAAGCTAAAACAGTGATATACTACAGTAATGGCTACGATTTAGAAGTACGCTTGCAAAGTGAAGATAGAGCTCACCGTATAGGGCAAACCAACAAAGTAACGTATGTAGATATAGTAACAGAAAAAACAGTAGATGAAAAAATACTCAAAGCCCTACGCAATAAAATCAACATAGCCAGCAACGTACTAGCCGAAGATTACAAACAGTGGATTATTTAACGTAAGCTCCCTATACCCTTGTTTCTTGATTCAGCAAGTGCTTTTCCAAGGGGGTCGTTAGGAAATAATGCTTCGTATTTATTTACTTGCACGTTTCCTCTTGGTGGATTTACAGGTTGTTGAGCTATTCCAATATTGTAAGTTGAGGTTGCTCCTGGAGTTACATCCAACAAAGCATTGCTTGGTAGCATTCCTTTAGGAATTTCAACTTTTTGTGTTCTTGGTGGGTTAGCAAAACCTTCTGGCTCATCTGTATCAGGTTGACCAACATAAGGTGTACGGGCTACTTCTCTTCTATACTTTTTATCTGTAACTATTGAAGGGTCGTATATTCCTGCAAAGAATGCTTTTGTACGCCAATCAGAAGCAGTTGGCTCATCAATAGCTCCTATAGGAACATTTTCTGGCATTTCTTTTGTCATTGTAGCAGCAAAATCTTTATCAAACAGAGCTTTTTCCAATGCTTGGTCTATTGCCCTTTGTTGCCTTGCTCTTATTGCTTGTCCTATTAACCATACTCCTGATGTTCTTAAACCTGAACGATTTTCTATAACAGCAATAGAACGTGCAGAAAAACCTTGTGGTGTAACACCTGTTAACCTTGCTAACTCTTTTATGAAGTCGTCAGCACTTGTTGCTTGTCTACCTTTTGGTAGAGCAGTTGCCGCCTGTTGTAATCGTGCATGAATTCCATTTAAAACTATTATATCTTCTAAGTGTTTTTCTCCTAACACTTCTTTTAAAACTGGTCTGTTACGATTTATAATTCCATCAAATTCAACGGGGTTTGCAAAACCTTTTTTCCCAGCAACTTTATTTAAAACAATCTTGTTAAATTCTTCTTTTATACCATTATCACCTTTTGGATCTAACTCTTTTACTTTTTTCAGTAAAGCTCTTACAAGTTTAAAATTAGGTTTACCTGTTTCTCCCGTTACTATAGCTGAATTTATAGCACTATCTATAATAGCATCTGCTGATGCGTCCACACCCCTTGCACCTAAAATACCTGTTTGTACATCAAATGTTTTTGGATCCAATTTTGCAACTTGGTTTACCAAAATGTCTTGATTTATTTTACTAGCCATTTGTTGAACTTTTTGTTGTCTTGCAACAAGGTCGTCGTAAAATTTTGCTTGATCACTTAGTAATTGAAATCCTGTAGATTCTCCTGCTTCATCTCCAATTTTTATTGTTTTGAGCATATTTTCATTATTGTTTATGAACGCTCTTAATTTGTTTACATCAATTTTACCTGTGTTTGCATTCCAAATATTTTTTCCTAAAGTCTTACCTAAAACAACATCTTTCATTAAACTTAATAACTCAATTTTTTCTTCACCTACAGCATTGTCAACAAATCTGTTAAATTCTTTTGCTGTGTCTGCATTTTGTAAAAAAACTTCACCAGCTTTTTCTTCAGGTGTTTTGTACAAAATTTTATCTTCTCTTGAAACAGGTCTTTGTTTTAAAACTTTTTGAACAGCAGCGTCATTGTACACTGTTGTAATTTCATCATCCCATTGTTTTAAAAATTGTTGATATCTTTGTGCTGATACGGCTTTTTTATCTGTACCAAATCGTTTAGCTGTTTCATCAAATATTTCTAAAACTTTTTTTAATTCATCTAATTCATTTTTTGTTGCTTTCATTTCAAAAGCTCGATTTAACGCTCTTTTGAATTGTTGTCGCATGGTAATCCACTCTGGTAATGTTATGTTTCGTGGAGCTGCCTTTACAAATCTTTTTAAATCTTCTGATTTTTTTATAAAATCATCTTCTCGTGTATATTTGCTTATCAAATCACTAATTGATGCATCTTTATCTTTTTTATAAACATATCTAAGAAAATTTTCTTGAGCTTTTTTTATTTCACTTGCTTTTAAGCTAGGTTCTTTGTTGGGATTAAAATTATAATCATCTAATAATCTTTTTTCTGTGTTTTGTTTTGCTGTTAGAAGTATACCCCTTAATTGTTCTCCTGCTTCTTCTAATATTTTTGGAGAAATTTGTTTTCCCTCCATTATATTTTTTATTTCATCTAATTCTTTTAAACTGGTAATCGAAACTTTATCAACTTCACCTTGTAAATTTTTCACTAAAATGTCTAGTTTTCCCCTTGCATCTTTATCAGAAAAAGCAAAAACATTTGTTCCAGATTCTAAACCTAATTCTTTTTCTACCCTTGCTATTTTTTCTTGGTTTCTTGCAAACCTAGCAAATTGTTCTGTAGCTTCTTGTCCTGTATAAGTTCGTGTTCTAGAAGCCTGAGCATCAAGTAACCTAGGAGATAAACTTTTTTCCGCTATTGTGAGTTCCAATGGTTCAATACCAAGTTCTGCTAATTTTTCATCAATTTTTTTATAAGTTTCTAAATTTCTTCTAGCTTCTGCTTCTGATACTTCTTGTGAAATAAATTTTTGAACAGTGCCTCTTGCTTCTTTTAGGTCTTCTTCTTTTGGTTTTATTATTCTATCTCTTACATTAGTATAACCTGATTTTATCCTTGAGCCTATTGTAACAGGGTCATCTCCCACTGCTGGTGTAAGAGCATCATCTGCCCAATTAATAATTCTTCCAGAAGGTGTTCTTTTGGCTATGTCTTTTATACCATCAAAAAGAAATTTACCACCTATCGCAGCTCCTGCACCTATGATCAATGTGTCACCAAGTCCTGGACTAATTTGTTCTAACCCCTCGTAAGCAGCTCCAACTCCAGCACCTACTTTAGCTTCTCTTCTTAAATATTTACTAGGATCTTTTGCAGCTCTTTGTACTTCTCTTGCACCATAACTTTTTAATCTACCTAAAGCAGCTTTTTCTCCTAATTCTTCGGCAACCTTTCCTGTTACTTCTGCTTTTGCAAGTGTTTTATCTTTTATAATTTTGCCTTCTGGTCCTACATAAACTTTTTTATCTTTATCCCATTTAAACTTTTTTAACTCCTCATTGAAGTTAGTTTGTTTGTCAGCAAATTTTTTGGTAATTTTTCTTTTTTCTGCTGCTGTTGTTGCTTTATTCAAAGCACTTTGCTTTGCTTCTTTTATAGCTTTGAGTGTGCTGGTTCTTAAAGCTGCTTTAGATGCTTGTGTACCACCGTATAGAGCATTACCTATTAATCTTACGGCGGCTGTTTGAGGTATAGCAAAAGTAGCAAATTGACCTGCTGTCTCAGCTATCTGACCTAAAGCACCAGATTGACCTACAAATTCACCCATTCCAAGAATAACATTACCAACTTTACGTCGTTGTTCATAATTACCAGAGGTAAGCAAACGACTTAATCTATCTTTTGTTGCCCAAAAACCAACATCTTCACCTTTTATTATGTTTTCTTCTGCTAACTTTTCTGTAATTTTATTTAGTGCAGCATCAGGAATATATGCAAGTGCATCTATCGCACCCGTAATAAAACCAGTGCCAACATCTACAACAGTTTCCGCAAATCCTGCTAAAGCACCTTCGCCAAACTCTGCTTGACCACCAGCCCTTTCTATAGCAACATCAGCCGTACCAGTGATTCCTTCTTTTCCTAATCCAAGAGCTTCGTCACCAATAACAGGGTCATTTGCAAAAGGGTCATCAGGAATAAAAGCACCAAACTCAACATCAACTTTTCTTGTTTTTTGTTCTCTTGCCATTTATCACTGACCTCTTAAATCTCTTGGTAAAACTTGAACTTGTTTTTTTCTGCTTGGGTCTGCTATTACCGAAGCACTTATCCCTAATTTTTCAGCAATACCAGTTTTATAAAATTCATTTCCAAGTTGATCTATTTTGAAATAGTAACCTTTTCTATCAGGGGAGTACCTTAGATCATTACCACCGAAGTGCATTGCTCTTTCTTTTGGAACATTAAATTGTTTTGTGAACTTTGCAAATTGTCCTTGATCCACATCACCAGCACTCACAAATTCTTCTGGAACAAATACATAAGCGTTATCAAGTTTAGAACCAATAGAACCTATATCTAATTTTTCTCCTCTGTTTTGAGCAAGTTTTCTTTTTCTTAAAGATCTGTATAAAAATGCTCTATGTCTAGGATTAGCTATATCTAAGGCTGAATTTTTTGAACTCATATTTGGAATAACTTCTGTTTGCTGAGCAATATTTGCTAATTGAGTTCCTGTCCCTGTATCCGATAAAATATTTGCTATTCTAGCATATTCATTTGAAGCTCTCATAGCAAGATCTTTTGATTGGGCAAGGAAAGTTTGTGGGTTTACAAACGTACCTTCAACGTCTGGTAAAATATTTTGTTGCACCATTCTAATTTCTTGAAAACTATTTCTATCGCTTAAAAGTTGTGGTTGAATTTGACTTCTTATTCTTAACTTAATCATTGCATTTGCAACGGCTTGTTGCTCAGAATTTAACGCACCATAAAGAGCACTTTCTTCGTCAAAAAGTCCTGCTATGTTATTACCAAATCTAGCTATTTTTGCTCTAAGACCAACACCTTTGTCTAAGTTATTTTCTAATAAAGAAATTATATCTTGGGTATCTACAGATGCTTTTTCAGCTCGTTCCATTCCTTTTGCTAAATTTTTATTATAACTAAGATCTGTTAAAGCTAATCTCCTAGCTACAAGATCAGTCCGTACTTTCATTTTATTTTCTGCGGAATTATTATCAGGGTTTGTATAATCAAGCACTTCCATAAACCCATATCTTTCAGCGTTTTCTGGATTTTCCATTATAGCTTCGGGTGTTTGTATTAATGTATTTTTTCCTCCAGAAGTTGTAATAAAACTATATGGTTCTATTCCTGGGAACTGAACAAAGTGTCGGAGAGCTCCTGTTGGTAATACTTCCGTTTTGTAAACAGAATCAATGTTATCGCCTATATACGCATTCTTTCCTGGAGTAAATCTTTTGTCTCCATAAAAAGCAACAGTAGGGTTGTTTTCATCTACCATTATGTTTACAGGACCAGATACCCCATTGTTAAATTCTGAACCAAATAAAATACCAGTTTTCATTTTCATATCTGGCATTAACGCTTTATATAATTGGTATTCATATTCTTTTGCTTTTAGTTCAAGTTGACCTGCTAAATCCATTGCTCCTGTTGCTACTGCCAGTTGTTGTTGTCTTCTTGCATTTTCGGCTGCTGTTACTAAATCTTCTGCGGCTAAATTTTTCTCTCGCATTAATTTTCTTTGCTCACGAGCAGAAACCATTAACTGTTGAGAAAACTCAGGCATAGCTTGACCTATTGCTTCAAACAAAGTTGTTCCTCGACTACTAGCTATTTCTCCTCCAGCTTTTGCAAGGCTGAGCCAAAAATCAGTTATTGTATCTTGCTTTACATCACCAAATATTCTATCAACTTTTGCTTGAGCCTCATCAGGTGTTATCAGTGGTGTTAATAAACCTTTCTCATCTAAGTATTTTAATCTTTCTTCAGATATTTCTTCAGCAGTTTTTGTTAAACCTAATTTTTCTATTTCTTTTTTTAAAAGGTCTTGATAACTTGTTTCTTGTGTTTTCTTGTACTCTTCTAAATCTGCATCTTCCCCAACGGGTACACCACTAACTTGTGGCGGTATATTTTCTTCTTGTTGAATTTGACTTTTAAGATCTTCAGGTGTTAGACCTTCTGCTTGTAATCTTGCTGTAGCCTCTTCCATATCAGGTTCTGTTACGTTAGCTTTCACTCCTGTTACTGGTTCCACACTTCTAGGAATTATCAAACTACTTAATTGTTCATCTGTTATAGGAGCTCCGCCCAAACTTTCAATACCACTGTCGGGTCTTAAAAGAAATTCTTGTTGTGACACTCTTCCAGGATAAGAAATATTTCTTTCTAAATTAAATTTTGCTTGTGTGTATGGATTAACTTCTAATGCTTGACTTAAACCATATCTAATATTTTGACCAATAGGAGCTAATGTTCTTGCCATATCTCCTAAACGATAAGGTGTATATTTATCAATAATGTTTTGTATACCACCTGCGGCAAATCCCTGTACATATCCTCCGAACCTTGCTGCTGGAACTTCTACCGTTGGAGCAGCGATTGGGTTAGAAGGATCACCCAACGCTGCCTGTGATAAAGGGTCAGGGGGTGCTCCTGCCATATCCATTGGCGGAGGTTCACCCATACCGAGTGTTTGTATACCACCTTGCTCCATTCCAGCCGCTTGCTCTGCCATTAGCAATGTGGGTTGAACAAGGGCAAGTACACTATCTGGTGTTTGTTCTGCATCTGGTAAGCCCACTATCCCTGCAAGATCATTTCTTGCTTCGGGTACACTTTTCCCTGTAAGGGCTTGTATAACACCTGCTGGATTGTCACCTACCATATCAAGTTGCTTATCGACATCTTCCAAAGTTTTCATGATATTCATAGTCGCTCCTGCCTCTGGTGTATTCATTAATGAATCTATACCCATAGGTGGGGTTGCAGGAGCTGGGGGTGGCATATCCATAGGTGGTGGAGGCGTATCCATAGGTGGTGGAGGCGTATCCATACCAGAAGCTATACCGCCATTTGCATAACTTGGAAGCATTGTTTTCTTAAATAATTTTCTTGCGGCGACCTTCATTATGCGTCATCCTTTCCAAATAAACTTTGATATCCTTTATATGCTCCCAATGCAGAAACACCAGAGCCAATAATTTGATTAAGTGCAGAAGTTCCAGGAGCAGTTGTGCGTAAGAAACTTGATTGACTGGTAGGAGCTCCTTTGTAAATATCACTTAAAAACCCAATACGTTGGAATGGCTCGTAAGCCTGTTGCATAGCAGTTGCTCTTGCTGCATCTAATCTTGCTTGGTCTGTTTGTTGTGCTACACCACCCAATGTACTGAGTAGTCGAGCCTCCTCACCTCTGAGTGCTGGGAGTGCTTCACCAATTCTTCCTTGTGCTATTCCCATTTCGCCAAGTTGACCACCTGTTTGTCCATAAAAGCTACCAATACCCTGCAACCCTCGTAAACCAAGTTCTTGTCCTGCCAACCCTAGCTGACCAGCTTGTCCATACGCACCAATACCAAGTCGACCAGCTTCTAACTCTCTAGCTTTTGCGGCTTCATCTGCTTGCATAGAACCAGCCAATGCTTGCATATAATTTCTGCTTAAATCTTCTGCTATACGTTTAGATTTTATGTCGGCTAAGTTTCTTTCAAACTCTGATTGGGCTAATGTTCTACGAGAACCACCAAAAGCTCCAGCAGCTAATGCAGCATCATCTATTTGTTGCCTTTGTGGAGCGGCTGCACGATCAAGTTCAGCTATTGCCTGTCGTGTAACAAGTTGCTGATATGGATCCATAAACGCTTGGGCTTGATTAGGGTCGTAAGCTGTTTGTCCTGTTAAACCCTGTGCAATACCTGTAATTCCTGCGGCGGCTGTCCCAGCAGTTCCAGGAGCTAACCTTGCTAAATCTGCGGCTTCGTCTGCAAAAGTAAGTCCTGCTTTTGTAGTATCTACACCCTCACCTATTGTACTATAGGCTTCGTCAAAATACGGCCTGTATGAACCTAAACCAGCTTCATACATTTCCATTGCTCTACGCTGTTGCGGTGATAAATCTGCTACTTGTACTGCAAGCCTAGGATCACCAACATCTACAGGTATATTAGCTCTTTCTTTTGCAAGCTCTAACAAACCAAGTTTATAGGCTTCTATTGCAGGAGCTTCTCTTACAATCTGGGTTTGTTGTGTAACTTCTGACACTATGCTGCTCCTTTTTCTAGACGTTTCATCATAGCATACATTTTTTGTGCTCCAGCTCTACGATTGCCATTACCTGCATTTTTCACTGCTTTGGCTGTCATTACAAACTCACCATCACTTAACATTGCTGGTATACTATCACTTGTACCTGTTCCTGGACCAACTATTTCACCGCCACTATCTGCTGCAACAACTTGCATTTGGTTTGGTTGTTGTCCATAAACAGGATTACCATATTGGTCGTACCCAATTATATTTGGTTGCATAGACATAATACCTGAAGTTTTTTCACCAACTTTTCCAAGTTTGCTACCGCCTTCGGTATAGGTTTTATCAAAAGGTGAAGTAAAACGTGCAATATCAAACCCATATTTTTCTGGATTTTCTCTTAAATAGTCTACACCTGTCGCTGGAGGGTCTTGGAGTGGCGGAGGTTTTTCTGTTGCAGCTTTCACTACAAAAGGAACAGCCGCCGTTGCTAAAAGTCTTTTTCCTGGAGTATCTAAAACAGCTCTTATATCGCTCCCTAAACCACCTAAACCGCTTGTTGCTGGTGGAACGTTTGATCCTATTTGGGCTACTCCATCTGCTACAGGAACATTAGTTACATTTCCAAAAGTATCAGTAAAAGTATAACCTTCTGGTGTTACAGGAGCAGGAGTAGTCCCACCAAAAAACCCACCAAGAGTTCTTTCACTTCCACTTTTTCCTAAATTTCTAATACCTGTTTCAAAATCAGTTAATACTTTTCCTGGAGCTTCAAACAGTGAAACTTGTTCGGTTTTTGGGAACATACCACCTGCACTTGCACCAACTCCAGCTAAAACACCTGTAACAGCAGCGTCACTCCAAGATTGTCCTGATACTTTTGCTCCTAACCCTGCTCCTACACCAGCACCTACTGGACCAGCTATTGCACCACCAATAGCAAATCCTATAACGGGTAGAGCAGCTTTTACGACTGATTTCACACCTTTAAATATCTTTTTAAGAAAAAACTCAGGTTGTCCAGTTACAGGGTTTATACTGTTTAACTCATTACCAACTATGTAACGCTCTGGCTCTATACCCATTTCTGCCATTTGTTGCCAAAGCATACTTTTCAAACGTGGGTTTTCGTTTAAAACTTCCATTGGTATAACAGTTTCACCCTCTGCTGCGTGAACAATATAGGTGTCTCCGTTACGACCAAACTCCGCAAGCATCTCGGCTTGCTTTGGCATTGAACCAATTCCTGTAAAAGGAATCATTGGTTGTTCGACAACTTCGTATGGTAAACTGGCTATTCCCTGCATAGATTTCTCACTTTATTGTGTTCCATGAAAAGCAGGGTTGCGATCCGCTGTTTGTCGCTTTTGTCACTATATGCTTGAACAATCTTTCTCGCAACCATATTTTTCATGCTAACGTCTTCCATCTGGTCTTAATTCAACTCTTGGCGTACCTAAACGCCATTGGTTTTCAATATCTGAATTAGAAACTCTAAGTGCAAAACTTCTACCTCTTAATCTTACATCTACATCACTGGTAAATTGCTCTACAACTGTGCTTGTTTCTTTTGCTGATTGTGCAACTGTATTAGCATCACTTTGTAGGTATGCTCCTCCAGGAAAGTTTCGTGTTTTTAACGTAAACGTAACTGTAGGGTCATTGCTTGTTGAACCATCAAAAGTAATGTCAGGTATTAAACGTGATAAAAATAAATACTGATGTCCATCACCAATAGCTAACTGGCTACTTTCGATATGAGCTTCAATAGCAGAACTAGGAACTGTTGATCCATCGTCCAAGCCATATTCATGATAGTACAAGTTACTGTTTCTATCGGTAGCTGTAGGGAAATTATCTATACCTCTATCTAACCATGCTGTTCTTACTAACGAGCCGAAATACCAAGATTGTTCTAGGTAATTGTAAATTACATAACGGTCTATATCTTCACTGTCTGCTGTGCAGTAAAACCACCAAATTTCATTATGCGAGGAATTTAACCCTGCAAATACTTTTTGAGCTTGACTCAAGTTAAAATCATTAAAAACATAACTTTTTACACTGCAAGGAAGTTTTTGCACTTTACCGTCAAACACATAGAAATCTTCTATACCCATCCAAAATACCAAATCATCAACAGATTTAGCAGCATTAGGAGATATAATTGTTGTGTTTTCGCTTACTTGCTCTATACCAAAAGTAAAAGGTTGACCAATAAATTTCATTGCGTGAAGGCTGACATCAGTAAAAACAAGGATAAATTGTTTTGTTTCTACTGCACAAACAATTTCACTGCCTGAGCCTAGTCTTAAACTACCTGCCGTATTTGTACTAGAAGTTGTCCACGTTGTTAAGTTTTCTTGGTCGCTAAACCTTATAAGTAAAGGGTCTTGTGTACCGATTGCATCTTCAGGGTCACAGCCAAATGCTATAACGTGTCTATCTCTATCACTCACCATTATTTGTGTTGCTATCGTAGGAGTTTTTGCATCAGAACTTTCGTCGGACAATGCAACTGCCCTAACAAAACTAGATGAACTGTCGCTCCTATCCCAGTAAAAAATACCACCATTGCGAACATTCATAACTAAATCTTCACCAAAGTTATCGTGTGACCACAACCTAAGTGTAGTACCAGCCGCAATCAAACTTGTTGCCGATCCCCATGTACCTCGACCCCAAGTACCTGCACCCCAACCAGAACCGCCAACAGACGTATCTAGCCCTGTGTTTATTTGATATTTGCCTACAGTAGAACTACCACCATTACCTGTATCGCTAGAATTAGCGGTAGCTGTAGCCGTAAATTTGTAACTGTTAGCGTTGACTATTTCGGTAATTTGATACTCTTGATTTAAGACTGCGGCTGTGATGTTGCCGCCTAAAGTTGCCGCTCCAGTGAATGTTACATAGTCATTTTCTACTGCTCCATGATCTGTGTCTGATGCTGTAATAACAGCAGAACCATTGGTAGCAGCAAAAGTGACATCACCAGCACTAGTAGTGGAACGTAAAGGAGTTACATCATTAAACGCACCACCCTCCTCTATGTAATATTTTAAATTAGTACCCATACCTGTAAATAGAGTGCCATCTAACGCAACAAAATGGTGCATAGCACGACATATACCCAAAAAAGTATTACTGGTTTTCTTTGTCCACCCACCTATTTTTTCTGGCACACCTGATCTAAATCTTATTTTATCGCAATCAAACCACCCACCTTCGTTAGTATAAGAAGTGGTTTCTCTATTGATTCCTGGTTTGAACTGTAATTTAGTCAACGGCATCAGTACATACTCCCTATAATATAAAACGGTTGTTGATAGGCTTGAGCTTGAAAAGCAACAAATCCTATAATAGAAAGAATTAAACCAACACAACACGTAATAACAAAAGCAAACCCAATATCTTTCCACATTTGCCTACGTTTTTCTTCTTTTACATACAGTTCTTTTAGTCTGGCTCTTTCTTTGGCAATAAAGCTCTGGAGCATCTCCCAGTCACCCTTCTTGCCATATAACTGAAAGGTCTCTCTAAGCTGATCTCTCATTTCGTCTTGTTGTCTTTTATGCATAAACTCGTCAATGGCACTGTTCTCAACGCCAGACAATTTACTAAAGAAAGATGATTTTTTGGCTTCTGCTTTGGCTTGTAGGGCTGCTTCTCCTTTTGCATACTTAGAAATTGCTGTGCCAAGTTGCGACAAATCTTTTCCTACCTTTACGGCAGACATCAATGCTCCGTGAGCAGACTTGATAGCAGCTAATGCAACACCAATCTCAATCACTTATTTAAACCTTTACCCAACTTGTTGTTTCCTCATTCCACGTATAAGGGTTTTCTTTTGAAGCATCACTCGGTGCATTTACAGGAGCTACCCAACGACAAGTAGACTCATCTAAAACCCAAGAGCTGTAAGGTTTTGGAGGAATAAAAGCATTACGACCTGAATCATAAGTATAACCTTTTGAAGCAAAGTTTTTTCTTTGGGTAGCATTATACGAAGTCTGCACCCACGTACCGCCAAACAATTTCTGACAATGTGCTATACCAATGCTTTCTGTTTCCGTTCCATCTGCCATAGCCGTGTCTGAGTTATCAACAACGATAACCCTTAACACAACATTATTTGAATCTATTTCTGCAAAATGTGCCACTTCAATCTCCTAAAAAGTCCACGATACATAACTGTATCTCGTTCCCTGCGTTACTGGTGTAACTTTGTGTGGGTACATAAAGTTACTCGGAAAGATCATTATAGATCCTTGAGGTAATTCTATTTTTTCTGTCTCCCACATTATAAAATCTCCACCTTCATAATCTTCATTCAAAGCTCCCACTATAGATAATACTGGGATTCCTCTTCTTTTACCGTCAAA